TAGATCAGCTTGCTGCTGTGGATGACCGAAAGCTGGTACGGCGGGTTGATACCGATGAAAGAATTGTTTTCGTTCAGGCGCATCGCATTTCCTCCTTGATTCTCCAAATGTACTTTTCGGCTTCCTCTAAGATCTCAGCCACCTGCTGCTTCCGCTTCGGGATGGTGAGCAGGCTGGGATTGAAGGTGAAGCTGTATTCCAACCGCTGGATCATGGCATGAACCGCGGATTGCAACTCGGTGTACAGCATCATTTCCTCGATGCTTCCGGCGGGCGGTCACCGCACTGTTCCGAGCCGGTGCTCGCCCCAAAATGGGTGAAGAAGATGTCTCCGCGTTGGAATTTCCAGTTTTGCTGCAAAATTGTACCTCCATGTTGTTATGTGCAAAGCCTCTTGCGTAAATCCGAAGCGTGTCATCACATATCGTAGTGCTGCCGGGAAGCAAGCAGGCATATTCTCTAACACCTTGCGTTCTTCTTCAGCCTTCTCATTCTCAGACAGCCTTTCCTCCGGGTCTATAATACGATAGCAGTTTTTGATCTCTGTTTGATTTTTTTCAGCATGCGAGGGCATCCAAATCCCTCCCACGTCCGAAACTACTCAAGGTAGCCTCAAACGTGGGAGGAATGGGCATAGCGATGCTCATTGGATCAGTAGTCAAACCCGCAGTCGCGCGACTGGCCTTTTTGGCTCTATTAACCCATAGCATGTGCAACTGCGCATAAATCTGTGCACACTTAGTCCTTCTAATGCGTCTGATCAGTTCTCGCATCCTTTCCAATTCGAGAATTCTTTCATAAACGCACTGATACTCCACAGAATCCGGTGCCAGATCATCAGCAATATGAAGCAATGACTGAATCCGCTTATTGATTTTGTTCTTTTCTTGCTTCAAACATAATAGGCTGACTGCTTTGGCAACTGCCTCAAAAACTGAGTCAGTTGCTGATTTTCGACAAATGATGTACATTAGCACATTCACCTGCCCTTTTCATGTAGTACGGTAAACCGCCAGTTTTATTATATCACATTCCATCTTAAAACAAAATATGCATCGTAATTACGTCCTCTCCGCATATCAAAGATTACAGCCCAGACTCATCTCAAAGAGTCCGAGCCGTTTTTTCCTTATAAAGTTCTACTAATCGTCCTCAGCAGCGTAATCTACACACTGCTGCTAAAACGTTTTGCTTACTCCTGCCCCATCGCCGTAGTTGCGCCTTCTGCCACCCCCTCGGTGCTTTCAGGCATAAACAGGATTCAACGCTGGTCGCAGAGCAAGCCACCATATTTAGTGTTTGTTTATTTCTTTGTGTCAATATATAGTGTTCAGTCACGAGGATGGGGTGCCATCAGGAATAAACATCCGTTTGGACACGATGCAGATTTCTGCCTCTCCCCGGCTTCATCAATTCAGACGCGAGGAAATGGGTGCGGTCAGGAATAAACACCCGTTCAGACACGGAGCAACTGCCCTCTGAAAGGCAAAAAAGCAGCCCACCGGGTCGCCTTTCCTTCCTGCTGATCTCTCAGCTCGTTGGAAAGCAACCTGGTGGGCTGCTGCATTTTCTATTCAGTTTTCTCTGCGACTGCGGAGCCTAACCGTTTCTTCTCCAGATTCTTGTGCTTTGATTGCGCTGCTTCTCACACTCCTGCCAAACTGCTCCAATGTCAAAGTCAAGGGCCTCCAGGACTGCAGCCGCAATCACAAAAGAGGCATTCAGCAGATTCCTTTCTCCGCTTTCAAACTTCTGATATTGCTGTATTGCGATTGCAGCTTTTTCGGCCACTTCACGCTGTGTCAATCCAATTTTATGTCTCTGGCTTTTCAGGTAGTCGTGTGGCATAAAGTAACTCAATTGCTGTGGCATCTTGGATTCACCTCTCTTCGCCTGCGGAGCCTAACCGTTTCTTCTCTGAACTCTCACAGTCAAATATTCTCCGCCCCAGAAGCCGCCTGTGCCAACTCCTGCTCTCTTTCGTTCTCCTTGTCCATCTTTCCCTCAAAAATGGGAATGGCGCGGCGCAGATCGTAATTCACGAGCCTCTGCTCCGGATACTCGACACCCTGCAACCGATAGGACCTTGTTCTGTCCCAGCCACAACTCTGATAGATCAGTCGCACAAGGTTCTTGCTTTTGATCTCATATCGGTCATCCTGATTTTTCTTCGGAACACGATTGGCCCCCTCTGCGTCCATTCCACACGCTTGTATTGCAAACATCTGCTTGGTCGGATTGTAGAGAAAGTGATAGAATTCCGGACGACCAATAGAATCAAGGGCGCTCCGGAAAACCGTGATGCGACCATCCACATATCGAAATGTAATCCCCAGCATAGTCTGCTGCCATGTCTTTGCTGACATAAATTTTCCTCCTTCCTAAAAAAGGGCAGACTCCCCCCTTGGTGCTCAAACTCAATTTTTATAAATCTTGCTGCTGTCCGGGCATACCTGTAAGCATTCCAACCGAGACAAAACCATCCATTTGCCTCAGCTCTGACTCCTGGCGATGCTGCTCAACAGGCATGCCAAATGTACCCGCGATGTCCTCTGGATAGTAACCCTTCCGAGGATTCACAGGCTGTTCTTCCGTATTCTCTTCGGCCACTGTCGTAAGTTGTTGATCAGCAGACTGCTTCTTTTTACGTTCATGGAACACCTCGGCCGCCACAAGGTCAAATACATAGAGAGCTTCACCCTCAAACTCGATTCGGTATCCGAGGATCTTATATCGGCAGTCACCGGACCATCCCATTTCCTTATAAAGCAATTCTGAAAACAACCTGCAGGACATTTTCCGACTCTTACGCTTGTCCGGTTTTGCGATGCACCAGCGCAGAGCATCCCTGTCATTTTCATTGCAGCCTTTGACTACGAGCCGCTTCAAGTCGCTGTTGAACATGATGTTGACATAGACCACATCCTCCAATCCCGCAATGCAGGCTGTGTTGAATGTAATGCTGTCTTTCCTTATTATAATGGCGGGGTCCCGAAGATGTGCAAAAAGCTCTCTCCGGGCAACTTGGTAGCCATCATAATCAAAGGTCTGCTCGATCTCCGTTCTCCTCTGTTCCCGCTCCGACATCTGCTCCGCACTCAGTTCCAACACCTGCGGATTCTCCATCTCCATTGTCTGCTGATTCGCCAGCTCCATGTTCATCTGGTATAGGCCACCCTTCTATTATTTTCTCTGCTTCATGTAAAAGTTCTTCAAGGTCTTCTGAGGTCAATGTACTGTATTCGGCCAGTTCCTTTGCCGGCCGCAAAACATCCCAGTCAGCCGCATAGTGTCTCTGCTCCAGTAGATTAATCTCTCCGATGCTGGTAATCGGTCTTCCAAATGTGTCCTCCCATTCCGGAGGCAAAATGTAAATAATCTGCTTAACTGTCCTCCCTGCGATTTCAGCTCGGTCATCTGTTTCAGCTTCTTTGGGCGGAAGAACGATGTTCTCCGTCTTTACCATTTCAGGTTCGTCCAGTTGAAACAGCATAACCTTTTGGTCATCATTCTCGATAAAGTCACCACGGAAACGGTATTTCAGGTCCTGATCCCAATCCATAATGTCAAACAGCGTTTTCGCCAGTCCACGGCACGACTTGGACAGCGCACACCACCGCCCTTCGCGCAGCTTTCCCCAGTGAATTGCATTTGGATTGTTCCCATCACACGGTCGAACAGCAATACACCTGTTCACTGAATTCAACAGCAGCTCTACATACTCCACATTCTCAAATTTTTTGAGGCAGGCCGTATTAAAGCTCAGTTTTCCATCTGCTATTGTCATCGCAGGGTTTTGCGTAGTAGAGAAATACTGAGACCGAACCACCTCATAGCCACGCATGTCTAATCCTGCTTTATATTCAATCTGCCGCGTGTCCTCCAACTCGCTCATAACACTTTCAGATGCCTTTTGATATTCATCCGTTGAGAATCCGGTCCAGTCTTTATCCAGTGGTACATATCCTCGAAGGATTCCATTGTCAACAACGCTTAGTACAGGCAAGGGCCTAGCTTTCTTCGCATAGGCACGTGATGCCCGAAGAAAATTTGCTGCTTCATATACAGTTCGAGAAACTATGGCTTCATGATGATTTTTTCTTCTAAACTGCGTTCTTTCACCATTGTTCTTTTTGGCTTTGTGTGTCAAAAAATTAGGGGTAAATGTCTTCCACGCCCTAATGTCACCACAATGACGTTCATTTGCAACAATCTCGGCCAGCGTGCTTGCGCTCCACTCATAACTTCCCTGCTTTGTCTTGCGTTTATAGGCTTTAAGCAATTCTGCAATATCAGAAAATGAAACACCATTCAAGTAAAGATAGTAGATTGCTTTTACAGTTTCAGCTTCGTCCTCATTGACGATAAGGTCACCATCTTCGTCCCGGTCATAGCCAAGCAGCTCTGGTGTTAAAAACAGTCCCTTCCTAAACCGGCGTTCAATCGACCAGTTCATAATGACCGATTTTGAATGGGATTCTTCTTCAGCAACCGAGGCCAAAATCGTCAAGATCATTCGTCCATTATTGTCAAGCGTATAAATGTTGTCTGCTTCAAACTGAACACCTACAGGCGGTTCAAGGTTTTTCAGAAGGTCAATAACAGAAAGGCAATCAACGATGTTTCTTGCAAATCGAGCAATCGACTTGGTCATGATCAAATCTATTTTCCCGGCTTTGCAATCCTCAATCATCTGGAGCATGCCTTTTCGGTGTGCAATAGATGTTCCGCTTATACCTTCATCTGCATAGATTCCAACAAGTTCCCATCCAGGATGTCCTGTAATGTACTCAGTATAATAATTCTTTTGAAGTTCATAAGAAGATGTCTGTTCGTCATTATCCGTTGAGACCCGAACATAGGCCGCCACACGGCGAATTCCACCGCTCTCCATAAAATCCGCAGTAGGCTTTGCAGGGATTATTTCGATTTCAGACGCATCCGTGCCTTTATATTTATCACGGATTTTCTGCTTACGGTCTTGTCCACTGTTTTCTTTCACGGTTTCACCTTATTCCCTGAGCGTCCAGTACCACTGGCGCATTTTTCTATAGCTCTGTATTCCTAGCACACGCTTCGTCTCAGCTATGGTTCTGCGGCTTATTCCAGCCTCTCCAAGCCTTTCATAGATTTCTTTTGAAGCAATATCTCCTTTTACCAGATATTGCTTCAAAAGGGCGCAAGCCATTTCCGTTTTTGTCGTACACTCTATGACTTGAACTTTCTGTTTTTCCTCACAGCTTCCAGATATTGAATCCAGCCACTGGAACCCATAATCCTCTGTTATCGAGAAACTGATTTTGGACCCATCTGGTCCCAAACTATTTTTTATTTGGTGAACGACACGGACATCCATGTTTTCTGCATCACGCTCAATCTGCAACACACTTCTTGCAGCCGCCACAACGTCAATACTTCCAAGACTTCTGTATAGGCCCTTTATACCCTCTTTTTTGTTCAAATGCCCTATCAGCACAATGGCACAGTCATAGGCAGTCGCCCACATTCCAAGGTGCTGCATCAGCCGCCTTGCTTTTCCAGCAATCTGCAAATCGGAGTCGCTTGAGAGGTATGCCTGGATTGGGTCAATTACAACAAGCCTTGGCCGAAAAGCGGCGATCGCATCCCGGATGCGTTCATCATCGAGTGTCAGTCCACTATTGACTTCCTCATTGATAAATGCCACTCTGCTGCAATCAGCTCCCTGCTCTTCCAGTCGGGGCTTTATCGTATCTGCGACCCCATCCTCCGAACACTGGTAGATAACCCTTTGTGGTTGTCCCAATGGCTTACTGTCAGGAAAGGCACCTCCTGTGGTTATCTCAGCAATCAGGTTCATCATCATTGTGGATTTACCATCTCCGGGATCACCCTGTAGCAATGTTATTTTTCCTATTGCAATGTATGGGTACCAGAGCCAGTGAACAGGCGACGATTCAACCTCACTATACAGAGTCAAAAGTCCTTCTTGCACTCGTCCCAATCCCCCGTTCCAGCATTGTACAATCCTTAGAGTTCTTCAGTTTTATTATACATCTACACTGGCGAGTTGACTGTCAAGCAGTAGACAACACGTTTTTCTAAATGTCAACTATTACTTGACATTTGGTAGAAAATATTCTCTAAGGATGCAATACCGTAGGGAGGAGAAAGATTGCATCCTTACCGCATTAATTTGCTATGTGTTTTGTTCGGCGCAATAATTGTCTTGTTCTTATGCGGGCCAGTTTGGAGGTAAACCCATGCCTATAGACTACCCTGCGCTCGGAAAACGCATAGCTTTTTTTCGGAACCAGTCTCACCTCACGCAAGAAGACTTTGCAAACGAGGTGCATCTATCCCGTCAATACATCAGTCAGCTCGAAACCGCTGCCAGCAGACCAAGCCTTGAAACAATCGTAGAGATTGCAAACACCCTTGGTGTTTCCACAGATGATCTGCTTGTTGATAGCCTGACACACTCCGTTTCCACAGCAGACACCGAAGTCCATCGGCTTCTGATTGACTGCAACGAACTCGAAGCAGAGATTCTAACTCGCACCTTGAAAGAATTACGCGCCATCCTTTACGGACTCGGCGTATAAACAAAAAACGCCCGCATAAGCCACCGCTGCACCTTCTTTACCAGAGGGTGCTTCTGTGGTCTATGCGGGCTACATGTAACCAAGGTCTACATTTTAATTGAAGTCCAACAATCGTACAGAAAATCTAGCAGCTCCGTGCCTACTGTTTGAACCGTGACCGATTCATTCACCGACTTAAGCTGATTCTCCATTGTCTGCCGTAATTCTGGCGCAAGTTTAGTCCTCTGGCTCACTGCTCCCAGAGCGTATCCTACTGAATCGTTCACCAAGCCAGACAGGGTTCTCCCATCGACCGACACTGCCTCTCTCTCCAAGCTTATCACTGCGTCTATTTTCTTTTTCGCGTCAGACTGCGGCAAGTTCATCAAGTACGCTTTGATTGCTGCGGCAACTACCACCTCCGACCCAGTTAATCCATAGGATTCAATATGTATCTGTTCAAGTTCATGCTTCATACGATTTCCTCCTGATCGTGTGTCTCTGGCACCCAGCATAAAGCAAAACTCTATACATAGCAATCCCGTCCAAATAAAAAAGCCCACCGGGTCACCATCTCCCTTTGCATATTCGCAAAGCCAGAAAGTGACCCGGTGGGCTGTATCAGTTTTTCTCAACTTCAATGTGGTCTGGATATACCAGCACCTTCGATACTTCCTTTTCAAAACGTTCCTGATCCATGGTCGGCCACTCCAGTTCTTGCAGAATTGCATCGATAAGCTCTTCTTCCTTAATAAAACGGTTTCCGCATCGTTCTTTGCCTTTCCCTTTTTGCCGGTTTCGGCAGTTCCACGCTTTATAGGTTCTTTGTGTCTTGACGCCACCGGCCGATTTCAAAGACCGGCGCAAAAAAGGAGCACCACATTCTCCACAGAATACTTTGCCGTAGAGGAAGTGATGCTCCCTGTTCGTTTTATGAATACCGACCTTTGCCAGTTCTTTTCGTTTTTCCAGAATTTCCTGTGCCTTGTCCCATGTCTCTCGATCAATGATAGCTTCATGGTCATCCCACAGATAATTGGATTCCACTTTCTGATTCGGATTGGGCTTCTTGGTTAGATAGTCCAACGGAGCTTTCTTCTGCAACCGCTTGTCACCCACATAGGTTTCATTTGAAACCATGTACCGGAGAGTTTCTACTCCGAACCCCTTTTTACTGTGCAATGATTGAGCCCCAAGCTCTTCCAACCTTTTAGCGATTTGCCGATAGCTCTCGCCCTCGATAAATCTGCGGAACACTTCTTTTACTATCCAGGCGTCCTTGTTGGGAACCAGCTCGCCATCCACACAGTCGTAGCCGAGAATACGATTGTTGCCGAGATTGTACTCGCCTCGTGCAAATCGGCTTGCATAAGCAGCCTTTTCATTTTCACTGATGGAATGACTTTCATCTTGTGCCACTGCAGCCAAGATGGATAGGACGAAATCACAGGTTGGATCATCCGTGCGGATATTCTGTTCCTCAAAAATAATCGTAACACCTAGCGTTCTAAACCATTTGGCATACTGCTGGCAATCAACCATATTCCGAGAAAACCGGGAAATACTCTTGCAAATGATAATATCCAGCTTCTTGGCTTCGGCGGCCGCCGCCATTTCCTGAAAGCCAGGTCGATTTTTCACTCGCGTAGCAGAATGCCGGTCAGCATAGACCTTGACCAGCTCCCAGTCGGGATGACCTTGAATCAGCTCTTCGTAATATTTCTGCTGAGTTTCAAAGCTCTCATCCTGCTCGTTACGAAGAGTGCTAACACGGCAATACGCTGCCACGCGCTTCTTGGCAGGTGGGATTTTCGGCATTACCTTTTTAATAATCATTTGCTACAGCTCCATTCTTCTTGGCACGGAGATTCTTTGCCGCCTGCACTGCAACACTCCGCTGTGCCTCTCGCGTACTCACGGACTTCTTATCAGCCCGCACCACGCTCACCGACTTGTTCTCGTTCCGCTGCGCACGGTCCAGCGAGTTCCGATAGAGTTCTGCCACATGGGTCGGTTCTTCGACTTTGGATGCGTTCAGCGCAACCTCGCTCTCCAGACCACATTTCCAGAATACCCGCATGGTATCCTGTTTGAATTCAATGCGCGCCACCAAGTCATCCAGCCAGTAATACTGGACAGTGTCCAGCTTCGGGCTTTCCGCCTTGATTTCCAGCATCCTCTGCATGGCGACCGTCCGTTTCTTCGCCTTGATTTCGAGAGTGTTGTAGGCTTCCAGCAGGGCGGCATCCACCAGATAATTCTTGACCGCATACCCACGGCAGCCATCCACATCAAAGCAGCCGAGGATGCGTTTGTGGCTGTTCACTTTCATGACCCTCGGAATCATCTTCCTGCCGCACAGCGGGCAGACGATGTTCGTATCGAAGTAGGGATACCGACTGTACTCCCCATGCGGGGATTTCAGTTGCATAATGCGCTGGACCTGCTGATAGGTATGGCGGTCGATAATGGGGATGTGGTGGTTCTTGACATTGTAGACAGGAATCACGGTCGAGTCGTTTCGGACACTCTTGTGGGAGATGTGGTCAATGCTGACCCACTTCTGAAGCCGCATATCCCCGATGTACTTCTCGTTCTCAAGGAGATACTTGAGAGCGGTCTTGTTCCAAGTCTGCCTTCCCCTTGCTGAAGGAGCCTGCATAAAGGTCAGCTCGTCCAGAATGTCCGTCATGGGAATGCCATACTGATACATCTTGAAAATCATCCGAACAATGGCGGCTTCGTCAGGTTCGATGACGATTTCACCTTCCTTGGTTTTCCGATATCCATAGGTCTTAGTCCAGCGCGACTCACCGTTTTCAAACCGCTTGCGGATGCCCCATTTCAGGTTTTCGGAAATGGAGCGGCTCTCTTCCTGCGCAAAGGCAGCCATGACCGTCAGGATCAGCTCGGATACTGAAGTTGCCGTGTCCAGTCCTTCCTTTTCAAAATAGAGCTGGACACCGATGCTCTGGAGGTGGCGCACATAGGACAGGCATTCGACTGTGTTGCGGGCAAATCGGGAGATGCTTTTCGCCATGATATAATCGACCTTGCCTGCTTCGCAGTCCTCCATCATCCGCAAGAACTCCTTGCGCTTTTTCACGCTTGTGCCGCTGATGCCCTCATCTGCATAAACATCTACCAGCATCCAGCCGGGGTGTTGGGAAATCTTAGCGCGGAAGGCTTTCATCTGCTCCTCCAAGCTGTGGAGCTGAATCTCCTGGTCTGTGCTGACACGGGCATATACCGCAACACGGACTGTTTTTAGGGTGCTAAGCGCCTGAAAGCCGAGCTTCTGTACCCCGGTGTCTACCTTTTCTACTGTAATTTCCATGTATTCTACTCCTTACTGCTAGTTAGTGTGCTTTACTGCCACTTCGGGTCGTTCAGGACCTTCTGCTGTTCCTCATTGAATTTCTTCCGTCCAGAGTGGAGCAACCCCATCTGCATTATGGTCTGCACCCGCTCGAACTGCTCCCTGCTGACAATGCCTTCATGATGGTCCTCCAGATGAACTTGGGCACGTTCTCCCCTGTTCCGCTTGCTGTATCGGTGTCCATTCTTACCGTAAGCCGTGTAGTAGCAATCCGTCCAGTAATCCCCCTTGTATGCGACATTCTTCAACATATTGGGTAGCCGATTTCGATTCTGGGACCATGACACACCGGTGTTTTCCTCATCCTCCATTTTATCCAGCCCGATGCGAATGTCCGCGTAACAGACACCCTTTGCCGCCTGGTCGAAAGCGTATCGTACACGGCGAGCTTCGGATTTTTCAATTCTCCATTCGCCCTGCTTGTTGACCCTGCGAAAGCCGTAGGTCACACGGCCTGTCGGAATGCCCTGGTCGTGGAGGTAGGCGATTCCTGCTCGAACATTCTCACCGATGCTTTTGGACTCCTCCTCGGCAATGATGGCAAGGATATGGAAGAACAGCTCGCTCTGGCCGTCCATCGTATTGATGCCCTCTTTTTCAAAAATGACCGGGATGCCCAGTTCTTTCAACTGACGCACCACGGCCACACAGTCAAGCATATTTCGGGAAAAACGAGAGATGGACTTGGTGTAGATGATGTCGATTTTGCCATCCACACAGTCTTGGATCATCTGTCGGAATTCCGGCCGGCCCTGCGTACTGCGTCCGCTGCCTTCATCCGCATAGACCTTTACGAGTTCCTCATCGGGGTTGTTGGAGAGCAGCTCCGTGAAGTAGCTTTTCTGAATTTCATAGGAACCTTCCTGACACTCCATGCCGGTGCTGACTCGGCAATAAGCTGCCGCCCTTTTCTGTTTCACTACAATTTCCATTGCGTCATCCTCCTTGGGGTAGTCGTATAATGCCGCATGTACGGCTGAATAGCAAGTTCTGTCGCCCAGATAAATCGGCATATTATCGACAAACTATCTGCCTGACAGAACGCCTGAATTGCAGCAGATACGACAAATGTAAAGGGCTTCCCGGTGGAATTGGGAAGCCCGGAGTGCGGCGTTTGAATCAGCCCGGTCTATGTGCCGGAGAATGCTTTTCTGTCAGTGAGGGGACGTTAGACCCTCTTGACGTAGTCCAAACTGATCCAACCATCACGCTTGCTGGCGTAGGATTTCAGCAAGCCCCACTTGGATGCACCCTTGCCCGTTGCCTCTGCAACAATGGTGAACACACCTTTGCCGGTGAAGGCACGGGAGCCATAGTTCGTGCCGGGACCTTTGCGGATGTGCAGGTCAGAGATGGACACCCGAACCGTGTAGGGCTGAAACACCGTGCTGGTGGGGTAGACCACCTTGCCGTTCTCATCGAACACAAAATATCCGGGGTGTTTATCGGCACACGCCTTTGCGTTGCTCAGGTCACGGAATGCGCCCTTCTGGGATGCAGCATCCGACCAGCTCTTGCGCACACGGTACAGAGCCGCTGTTGGCGTAGTAGCTACCGCCACATCGTACTGGGTCAGGTTCCACTGCTCAATGACCCGGCAGAGATTCTGCACATAGTCGAGGCTCGTCGCATAGCCGCCGTCCTTGATGATCTGCACTGCTTTCTTGTAGTCCGTGCAGCCTGCCAGACCCTCATACCGCTTCTTGCTGCCGTTCATAGCACCCAGCAGATAAGCAGAGTGGTCTGCGATGGAATCCTCAGTGGAGCTGTACTTTCGGAAATCAGCCGTAACGGTCACATAGCTGCCATCCGCGTTCTGCTCCCCGGTCTTCATGGTGTAGACAGAATGACCGTCCCATGCAGAGCCTGACCAACTGTTTCCCGACAACGAGGACTTCATGCCAAAGCAGTTATTGGCGTTCTGGGCAAGCTCGGACTTACCATAACCGGACTCCAAAATGAACTGCGCCAGCGACACGCTGGCAAGGATGCCGGATTGCTTCTGGTTCGCAGTGAACAGCGGTGCCACCTTTGCCACAGTCGCCTCAGGCTCCATGTCCTTCAAAGAGGCTGCCTGCAGGCCGGTGGAAGTATCGGAAGTGCCAAGATTCGCCGTCACCTTGGCGGCCAGATCACCGAGGCGGCTGTACAGCCAGTCTCCGGGGCAGGCTTTGTTCGCATACCAGCGGTGGACGGTCAGTACCATCTCATCCGGTGCCGGCGCATAGTTCAGCGTCTTGTTCTTGTCCCCTAGCCAGAGCAGCTTCGCCTTACCATTTCGCTTGCAGATATCGGTGCAAAGCTCGATCAGCGAAGTGTACACGGCACTGTTCATAGCGTAAGGGCGGGTCAGGTCACTGGCGCACTCAATGGTGATGGCGCGCTGATCGTTTGCTGCACTGGAAGAGCACCAGCTTCGGTTCTTTTCTTCGACACAGAGCGACACACGGCCGTCCTTGCCGATGCCGTAGTTACAGCTTGCCTGCCGGGAGGTGCTGATGAAGCAGCCACAGATACTTTCCGCAGACAACTGCCCCACTACACAGTGCGGGGTGATGCGGTCGATGCTGTGTGTCCGCAAGCCGGAATGGTTCGGGCTAAGGTTCGTATAAGCCACTAAGGGACTGTTAGTGTATGCCATAGAAGATTCCTCCAATAGAAAAAAGCCCGGATTGCTCCGGGCCAGACTGTGTTGATTTGGTTCTTGATCAGGGAAGCAGCAGCTTCATGCCGATGCGGATGGCATTGGAAGTTAGTCCGTTCAGCTCACGGATGTCCGTGTAGCGAGTGCCGCTGCCGAGCTTACGCTCTGCGATGCGCCACAGGTTATCCCCTGCTACAACCTCGTACACAGCTCTGCCGACAAAGACATAGGCATCTTCCTCGTTCAGCACATAGGCAATGCTGTCCTCCGCCTCCGGGCACTTAATCTTCAGCCAGTTGTCGCAGACCTCCAGCACCTCCACGATGGTGTTCATCGGATAGACGGTCACGACCTCTGCTTCGAGGCTGGGTTCCTTGCGGATGTTCATCAGGGTCTTCAACTTGCCGAAAGCAGTGGCATCCGGTTGAGGCTCTGCGGACGGGAAGTCCTCTTCGGCACCGCCGGGTCCATCATCGCTGGGCTTGTCCTCTTCCGGGAGATCCGTTACAGGCTTCTCCTCAGCGTTCTCCTCCCGGGTCGTAGGCTCATCCGCCGGGTAGATCACGGTGCCGTCCTCGGCAAAAACATAACTGCCGGGATTCTCATCACACTTCGCCTTGGCATTTGCCAGCAGCTTATATGCACCAAGCTGGGATGCGTCATCGTTCCAATCGGTCCGAACACGATAATAACCGGTGTTCAGCTTTGCAGGATATTCATTCATAGTCGTTCCTCCATCAAAATTGAGGGAGAGGTCGCCCTCTACCAATAGACTCCTTCATAAAGCGCACGATTTTTTGGCTTTTGGGAGGTACTTTTCAGAAAACTTCTCTCATTATGCTTACTGAAATCCAGCATTTGGTACCCAGTTCTCTAAATTTTCCTCTTATAAAGTACAATGAAAATGGCGAAAAGTTGTATAGTTACTCTTCCTTTTCGTCATTTTTCTCCGGGACGTGCTTCTCGTTGGTCAGTTGGATCAGCATATCCTTCAGCTTTTCGGGGATGGGAATGCCGATCACAGCAGAATTCTCCAGAATGGACAGACCTTCATTTGACAGATAGAAGAAGATCACAGCGGTGCGAATTGCTGCACCGTTCTGAAGCACCTGCGTATCGATCACATTCGCCATGCCAACCAGCAGGAAGATGCACACCTTCTTGGCGATGCCCTTAAAGCCCACCTCGCTGGACAGTTCCTTGCGGATACCAGCCGCAAGGATGCCGGTGAAGTAGTCGGTCACCACAAAGATGATGAGCGCGTAGAGGAAGCCATCAAAGCCTCCGAAGAACCAGCCGAGAAAACCGCCCAGTGCCGCAAAAGCAAACTGGAGCTTATCGATTACATTTTGCATACTTATACCTTGCCTTTCCTGCCCGTTCCCGGGCATAAAGAATGGGACGGTTTTCGCCGTCCCTGTGTAATGGTGATCTATATAAACACAGCCGTGTGGCTGTGGGGTATTAAATGGCGTTCAGCATACGAGCAAGACTGGCTCCGATCAGCTCGTGTCCGATGGGATTCGGATGCACACCGTCAACGATATACTCCGCTTTTACCTTGGCATTTTTCGGACTCAGGCCGACCGTCCAGCCATCCAGTACAGCAAATCCGAACTCATCTCGTGCCACATCGTAGATAGCCTGTTTGTACTGAGCCAGTGTAGCGCCCACCTTGTTAGCCGCCTCACTGGAACGATGGAACGGTGTCAGGAAAACGATGCGCTTGCCGGGATACTTTTCGCAAAGCCCACTGCACAGTACATGAAGCGCTCCATAGAACGATACATCTGTGGTGTCGGCAATCGTACCAAGCGCAACGCCTGTGCCGTAATCATTGGTACCTCCTGCGATCACGACCATATCTGCCGCAGCGTCCATACTCGAATATCGCAGAGAAATTGCACCGGTCGGAGACTGGTACGAGGTACTGGAAATGCTGATGCCAGACACGCCATAGTTTCGACAGGTCGCACCCAAACGCTCACAGGCGATTTCGCAATATCGCTTTTCAGCACGCTTATTGGGAGAAGAACCGCCCACAGGAGTATACGCTCCGTAGGTGATGGAGTCTCCGATAAAGTTGATGGTCTTCCCTCTCCAGTTGGAATTCTGCACCAGCAAAGCCTGTTCAATGGACTCCTTCACAGATTCGTTCCACTGAGCGAGCTTCTCATCCACAGCCTTGTTCTGATTGTCAATAGCTGTCTTGTTCTCTGCCACCGCAGTCCGAATCGGCTCCAATTCAGTCTGCTTGTCCTGTTCGATCTTGCTCAGAATCGCCGCCTCTCTCTGGACCGCCCTCCGGTCTCTATCTGCACCCACTCGGTTCAAAAGTTCCGTCAGGCAGTTCATACAAGGCGTTCCTTCCGCATCACAAACCACAACCTGTGCTTTCGCGGCTTCCTCCTCGGTCAGATTGATATAAAGGTACTTCGCAGAACTGCGGTTCCATGCGGAAATCGATGTCAGCATCATAATGGCACCGTCATCCACCTCCTTGAAATGCTGAGCAGGAACAATGGACAGTCGTCCAGCATAATGGAAGTCGCCCTCCATGCCACCCCAATTGCCACGCATAATAGCAGGCTTGCCGCGCAGCCCATAAAAGAGGACATTCAGTTTGGCATCATGGAGGTTCCCGGTCGGAATCAACAGATAATAGCCTTCGCCATTGGGATCAACACGCCCCGACATATCATCGCTGGTATTCAGCCCACTAACATCCACATGGCTTTTATAAAAGGTTCCGCCCCGAATCAGGTCATAGTCGTTGCGCCATTCTTCGTGAATATACTTTGCAAGACTTCCGTGAGCTGTGCCATCCACAGTCTCAGCGTCGGCCCCTGCATAGTAGGCATCCACTGCCTTCAAGCGTTCACTCAGATTGGCATAGGTTTTTCCATCTGCATCCACACGGGCATCAAGGATCTCAGTATCCGTGGTATTACCACCGACAATACTGTTCATTCGAGCCGTAAGCTGATTCTTGGTGGTTTCCAGGTCTTTTCTCCCGGCTGCGAGATCATTTCTGGCGGTAGTCACCTGTCCGTTCAGGGTAGTGGTCGTTTCCTGAAGATTTTTGGCAATACGCTGCTCGGCAGTTGAGAGTTCCTGACTGATAGCCGTATGCGTATCCGTCAATTCCTTGCTCATAGCTGCATGGGTTTCGGAAAACTCCTTGCTCATATCAGCCTTGGTCTGTGTAAGGTCAGTATGCATCTGCTGAACGTCTGCATCAACATCCTGCTCCAGCTGACGGACCTGTGCGGAATACTCCGAGCAGATTGCCCAGTATTCCTCGCTGCTCAAAGCAGTACCCGCCGGGACGGACTTGCGGCTGATATAGCTATCGCCCGTCTCCGGCTGATACACGATACTGAGCATCTCGTACTTGCTTCTTTTATTCCATGTGCCGCAATGCTTCGGCACAATGCGTCCACCTACGAATTCACCCATGATTTCATTCTCCCTTCTGCTTGCTCAAAGGCTTACCAACGTCTTTTTTGCAAGCAGGGGGAGGATGAAAATCAGCTTTCAGGAGTCCCCCCCGAATTTTTTTCATCTTATCGTTCATATTCATAAACATCACTCCTTTTTACAGAATCAGTCGTTCCAGCAAGCTCTGGAAGGAGGCAGCGATGATCTCATGCCCCTTTTCATCGGGATGCACGCCATTGCCGCCGTCTTTAGAGAATGCGAGCTTGCGGAAATTCTCATCGTCGGGTCGCAGGTTGGATTCGTGGTACAGATTCAGGCACGGGATGCCGCGTCGCTTGCAGATCTCAACGATTGCCTCAGCGTATTTTGCCATGCCGCAGGTCGGCTTGGAAGGTGAACTGCCCACCCACGGAGTCGGGGTCACAATGCCCAGCCGGGCCAGAGGAATACGTTCATAGATAGCATCGATGGTTGCGTTGATGCAGCCACAGATCGTGTCGGTACCGGTATCCGTGACAGTTCCCAGCGTCTGGTCCGATGAGAGGTCATTGCCGCTGCCAAAGATCGTAATCACATCGGCATCCTCCGGGATATCACTGACGCGCTGGTAAAATGCCCGATTGATATCCTTCCGCCGCATATAACCAGTTCCACTGACACCGAGATTTACGGTCTTAATGCCTGTCTTTTCAGCAATATAGTCGAAGTAGTGCTTCGTGGTTCGGCTGTTGTTCTCCGTCAGGCTATCGCCAAGGCACACCCATGTGCGGTCTGCCCATTTCAGCTTCATGCCGATGAACGAGCCGCGGGTCATAGGCCGGATGGAACACTCCTGCAGACCCTTGATGCAGGCAATCCGAACAGAAGCCGCACGAGCCGGAGATGTCACGACCTTGTCCTCAACCTTGCGATCAGCGGTGCCTGTGTTGTTTTCACCACCGACCCGATTTCCGTTCACATCGTAAAACGCATACTGACCATACCCGGCTTTTCCGGCCGCACTGATGCAGTACGGTGTATACGGTTCAACTGTGATAGGCTCAGACACCCGGTAATTCGTGTTGCCGGTCGGCTCTTTCACTATGGCACCTGTTGTCGGATTCAGGAGCATTCCATTGTTCTCGGTAACTTTGAGCTTATCCCCGACCGTGTACTCATAGTTATCATCAACGACCTTGCTTGCCAGATAGCTTTCCAGATCAGCAATCTTGTTGTCCCGTTCTGCTGCCAACTCCGCGGCTGCGCCGACCAGTTCTGCCGAAGGATAACTGATTCGTGTAACCTTTTTGATTGCACCCGTGAAGTGGTTATTCTCTACCCACGCGATGCGCACCGTTGTGGCAGTTGCCGGAACTGGAGAAATACGGTCACGATAGCCCGCAACCCCATCCGTCTTTTCCTGATAGCCGCCAACCACCTTGTCATCCGAATCGTAGAAAGCATACAGATACTTATTCCAGCCGCCGGAAACCGTAAAAGCATACAGTTCACCGGGGTTGACCGGAATCGGATCGGATACACGGAACGCTGTATTCTCGGATGCCAGGGGATGGACTTCACCCGCTTTCTCATTGATGCAGCGGTTCGCAGTGTATGTGAACTCCAGTGCCTCACCCTCGACCACAGCGGCACTCAGCAGGGTATTCTGCTCCCCTGTTTCCGCAGCGACCAGGTCGGCCTGTGCTCTATCCATCTCGCTTTCCAGCGTGGCTACCCGATTTTCAGGACTGCCGTTCAGCTCATTGGTCGGAAAAAGAAAGCGAGTCACTTCTTCGACCTTTCCGATATGCGTGGCAGTCTGAATCCATGTGATGCGCATGGTAACAGCGCCTACCGGTGCGACTACGATCCGGTTTTCGATGCGTCCGGACTGGTTATCCGGTGAAATCTCACCGGCCAGCACTTTTTCCTCGCTGTCATAGAATGCGTAGTAGTATTTCTTCCAGCCGCTGGATGCAGTCACGATATACACATGTCCTGCTGTTACAGGGATCATCTCGGATGTGTGCCAACTGCTGTCGCTCTCCCGTACCAGCGTTCCGATCGTGCCGTCAAGGTTGATGAACGTTTTTATCGTGGAATCAAAGGAAAGCTCCCGTGTCTCACGCCCGGTTGCATCTTCCTGAATCTGGGTCACCGCCGCAGTAAACCAGGCGTCCCAGAGACCTCTTGTTTGTTCCGCTGCACGCATCGCTTCGCCTAGTGTGGCATGGGTCGTCCCATGGTTGTCCACGCGGGCATCCAAAATCTCACCATCAGTGGTCATACCTCCGGCGATACTGTCCATCCGCTTATTCAGCGTAGTCTTGGCATCGTTCAGTTCCTTACGACCGGCATTCAAATCAGTTTGAGCCTGTTCGACCTTGTCAGTCAGCTCCGAACTGGTCTGTTCCAGATTCTCATTGACACGCTGTTCCGTTTCGGACAGCTCCTGACTGATCGCCTTGTGCGTATCATCCAGTTCCTTGCTGATTGCCGTATGGGTCTCCTGGAATTCCTGACTCATGGCATTCTTAACTGCTGTAACATCACTGTGCATCTGCTGGACATCCACGTCCACGTCCTGTTCCAGCTTCCGCATCTGTGCGGAATAATGAGCACACAGCGACCAGTAACTCCCATCTGCCAGCGAGACACCCACAGGCACAGCCTTACGGCTGATATAGCTGTCACCGGTCTCACCGTCCAGCACGATCATCAAGGGTTCATAGGTCTTCTTCTGATTCCAGACACCTACATGATCCGGTACCACTCGTTTGCCAACAAACTCTCCCATTTTAGTTCCTTTCCGGCTTACGCCTCATTGTATCTCACGATGAGATGCCCCTCATCGTCCATCTCAAAAATCAGACCCAACGCATCCCAGCTCTGGAATACCAGATGCCCGTCCATATTGATAGACGAGGTGACCATTCCCTCCTCGATGTCCTTCGCCACCTTATCAATGGTACTGGACACAGACCCCTGCGCCAGTCCCAGCTTATCGTCCGAACGCATCACAAGGTATCCATCGTCTGTAATCAGGAATTCCAGAACACCCTTGGCGGCAGCATCCAACGCCTGCTTATAGGTCAGCGTTGCGATTTTGCCGTTCTTGACCGCTGCACGGGCCACATTCAGCACCAGACTGAACGAACCGATCACATCTCCCTCATCGGACAGAAGGTAGATGTCAATCGGGAATCTGCCGTATACTTCGGTCATAAAGGATGTGACCGTCAGGATGACTGCGCCATCATCCACGAACACAAGGTCCGGGCGCGTCTCGCTGGAATACTGAAACACTGCACCGTCCGGCCGAGTAGCCGAGTAGCTGACGATGGTGTCCTTACTGACCTTATACTCCAGCGAGTTCTGATACAGCCGACACCGCACTTTTCGAGCTTGGTTGTCGTACTGCTTGACCGGGATGTGGGTCGGGATCAGGTTCTCTGTGAATGACAGTTCCACGTCCTGAAACACCGTGAACGACTTAGTCACCAGTGCCTCCTGCGCCGGTTCCTCCGCTGTCTGTGCCACTGCTTTCGCCTTCCTGTTTGCCATCTTCTTCGCCTCCTCCCTCTGTCGGGGTATCCGGGTCGGGCTCAGGTTCCGGCGGCTCATAGCCTACCGTCTGCCAAATTTCTCCGTCCCACAGCTTCAGCCGCAGGGCGGTTGTATCGACCCAGAGTGCATTTGTTTTCGGATTCTTTGGTGCTGCCTCCTGCGCACAGATGGGCGGTGCATACCGCTCATCCAGTTTCTCCAGCAGCGTTTCGGACAGCTTGTCTGCTGTTCCGTACCGCTCGTCCAGTTTTTTGATGAGTTCTTCCGACAAATCAGATGCCGTCTTATATCGCTCATCCAACTGTGCAAGCAGCACCTCGGACAGCTTATCTGCCGTACCGTAGCGTGCGTCCAGGCTTTTGATGAGTTCTTCCGACAAGGCGGATGCCATCTTATATCGCTCATCCAACTGTTCGAGCAGTTCTTCAGTCAGTTCTCCGGCTTTCTTATAGCGTTCATCCAGCTCCTGCAGAGTGTTTTCCAGCAGCAACGCCGTCTTGACCGGGGATTCGTCTTTTTCCCAGCCATAGCCCCATGTTTTTCCGCCGTCCGTGGAAATGAAAAATCCCGCTGGGCTGTTTTTCCACGCAAAGGTAGACTTTGCCAGTGACCCGGCATTGAAGGCATACCGCACGGTTTCGCCGTTCACCTCGGTCACGTTCTGGTAGTGCAAACCGAACAGGCCGGCCAGCAGGGTGCCGTCATAGACCATCGACACGGAAATGCCGCCGATCTGCTCACCCATGCTGGTCTCTACACGGAGCGCGGTGTTGTAGGCTTCATTGGCAGTATTCCGGATATTGCTGAGTGCTGTCGTCAGAGACGAATTTCGGCTGCTGACCGTAGAGTTTGACAGCGTGATGCCATCGTACCGTTCCAGCAGGCAGTCGTACTGCGTTTCGGTCACCTTGGAGCTGACCTCGATGCCGAGCTTCGAGATAAACACATGGACGGTATCGCAAAGGCTCACCTGCTCCGCCTCCACCACATCCTCATAGTCCGGGGTATTCCAGAGCTGGATGAAGTCGATGTCAATATCCACCTGCGGCTCGGTCAGGCTGGTGTTCTTCAGATAGTCCTGCGCATAGGAGCGCAGCATCTCATCGGTGGGCTTATCCTGAAAGCCACTGGTGCAGTCCAGCACGGTGACCTTCTGGTACGGCACCGACCTTTCCTCCACCAGCACCACCTTTTCCGGCAGCTCTGTCACCTCTCCAGTCTCGGAATCCTGCCAGTACGGATGCACACCCATGATGACATTCTCGATATTCTTCTCCATCTTGAAATCGGTGAGGTTCTTGCCGTAGACGATATGCACACCGTGGTCTGCGCCCCGGTGATGGTGGAGCTTGACCGTGTATCGGTCCCACTCGTACTCCCCACCAAAGGTGTCCAGCACCGAGCCATCAATACCACCGAGACAGTTCCGAAAAGAGGATGGCACTGAGAGCCGGAAAGAAGCGGTGGAGGAGATATCCGTCCACACCTCAAACGGACACTCGGATGCCGCATGGTTTTCCAGTCCTGTCAGCGCGCCGGTGCAGCCGGTCGTGGCAAAGGGAGAGACCGTGATGAAGTTGAGCTGATACGAGATGTGTCTTGCCTTGACGGTCAGCTTTCCGTCAATCGGCGTTGCGATCTTGTAGATACGGAACGGCTGCGGTTTGCCCATGTCGGAGGGTTTAGCGAGGATGATATTCCCTTCTTCCAACTGCTCCGCATGGATACCGTCTGCCGGACAGACCAGTTCCAGCTCAAAGCTGCCGTTTCGCTTTTCCGTCACGATGCAGGACTGCACATCTGCCAGCTTGCCGATGCCGTTATGGTCGAATTTTGTCTCTGTGGATGCGTACAGACAAGGGATCATCCCGCTCCTCCTTCCTCACAGTGTCCACCAGCGCGGAGTTACCTCCACCGCCGTGATGCCGCCTGTCCATGCAATCTGTGTCTTTCCGGCCGGCAGTTCCGGGAAGTCATCCGAGAGGATGGTCTCATTGCAGAAGCCGCCCGCATTGTAGGCGTTGTGCGTCTCGCAGTTCAGCAGGACATAGTCCTTGATGCTGTGGATGGTAATGGATTCATCGCCCACATACAGCACACCGCCCGAATCTCCGTAGACCTTGAAGATGGGCTGTGCCGGGAATGCGAAGGGGTTCATGAGGTTGCTCCGGCTTTCCAGCCGAACTGTCCTCTGTCCTTCCACGCTCCACCGCTGAGGTTTGCAATCGAACACCAGATCCATCTTGGCGGCTTTCTGAGCCGTCACATCGAACTCCATTGCTTCGGTACAGACCGCCATCCGGAAGAACGCCGGGTCGTAGGTATCTTGCAGCTTCTGGTAGCCAACGGGAGACAACAGCCACGACTTGACCGCAGCGGTCTTGGCAGGCAGGCCGTTGAAGAAAAACGCTTCATACTTGATGTCCACGTTTTGATATCGCCGCCTGCCTGCTTTGGCGTTCTCGCTGATGATGTCTCCGTTTCTACCGGGGACCGATGTGCTTTCCACATCCGCTGCCGGGGAATCATACACACCGGGTCCGGACAAATATAAAAGGAAGTCCTTACTGGACTTCCCGGCAAAGGACAGATACTGCCGTGCAAACCTGCCCTTCAAATCAAACTGGGATACTGTCTTTCTCTCAGGCAAATAGCCCATACACATCACCTCGCTTACTTATAGACCGAATCGTCCTGGTCGATCATCTCATTGATCTTGTCAGCAACGATCTGTGCCAGTTCGTTATCGTTCCGGGCGTTGTAGCCGTTCACCGTGATGTGAACGCCACCCAGATTCGTGTTCTTTGTCGTTCCGCCGCCGGCCAGAGCAGCCTGCGGAAGATTCCAACCGCTGGTGTTCAGCCGGGGAATACTGATCTCCGGCAGGCTGAAGGTGCTGATACCCTCCATGCCCTGCTGGACTTTGGAGGCCATAGAACGGATTTGCTTCAGCAGACCGCCCTCGCTGTCCTTGATGCCGCCGGTCAGCAGCTTCATGAAGTCAGGCATATAGGTATCGGCATCGGCCAGTGGCCCTTCGTCCGGCACCGAGAAGTGCAGGAACTTTCGGATACCGTTTGCCACGCTCTTGGCTGCGTTGCCGACCCACGACACACCTTTCTTGATGCCGCCAGCGATACCGCTGACCACATCCTTGCCCCAGCTCACCGCCGAGGAAGCCACGTTCTTAACGCCGCTCCAGATGGAGGATGCCACGTTGCCGATGGCAGACGCCGCATTGGAGATGCCATTCTTAATGGCAGTCACACCATTGGAGAACACAGAAGTGACCTTATTCCAGATGTTGGTCACGCCCTCCCGGAAACCATCGCAGTTCTTCCAGAGAGCGGTCAGCCCAAGGCCGACACCGCCGACTGCGGCCACCGCAATACCAGCAGGACCAGCAAGACCAGCCAGTGCTGTACCTGCCGAGGCAAGCACACCGCCAGCCGAAGAAGCGATACCAGCCAATGCACTGCCTGCACCGGCAGCAAGACCAGACACCGTTGTGCCAACAGAACCGAACAGCCCCGCAATCGCAGAACCGGCCGAGCCAGCGATACCGCCCAGCGTAGAGCCTACGCCGGAGAGCAGCCCAGACAGGCTGCTGCCGACACCGCCGAGCTTGGAGAGAACACCAGTCGCAACGCTGCCGAGGTTCGACAAGATGCCGGTTCCGCTGCTGCCAAGGCTGCCCAGCTTCGAGATGACACCGGTGATACCTTGTCCCAGACCACCCATCTTGGAGGTCAGCCCAGAGATCAGATTACCGAAGTTCGAGATGATCTGTCCGCCATCGGCGTTGCCGATCTTCGACAGGAAACTCCCCATCTTTGTCAGCAGACCACCGCCGCCATCCGTTCCCAGTGCATTGCCGAGGTTCGTGAGCGTATCGCCCAGGCTGCCGAAGGTACTCTTCATGGAACCTAGCTTGTCCACAATGCCAGTGACCGTGCTGACCGTATCACCCACCTTGCTGATGCCCTCGCCCAGACCCTTAAGGAAATCCGAATTAAAGGTGTCACCGAGGCTGCGGATCGCGTTGCCCAGAGAACTGGTCTGATCGCTTAAGTCTCCGATGGAGGTCTTCATGTCGGAGAACCCCTGCTTCACTTCATCGCTCATGCTGCTGACCGATGTTTTGGTGATCTTTTCAAGGTCACTCCAGACAGATTTGAACTCGCTGGACATGCCTTCCAGACCGTTCATAAGCCCAGTTCGGATGCCGGATGCCAGTCCGCTTGCAGCAGACCGCACTCTGCCGGTGCTGCCAGTGATCGTAGAAGCAAAGCCACTCACCACAGACCTTACCTTGTCACCCATGTCTCCCACAGGTGTGTTCAGGTTGGTCTTCATGGAGCCGGACAGCGTCTTGACCGCTTTGACCACTTTATCCTGATTCTTCTTGATTCCGCTTGCCAGCAGCTTCATGAAGTCGGGCATATACTCGTCCGCATCAGACAGAGGGCCAGTGTCAGGCACAGAGAAGTGCAGCAGGCTTCTGACCCTGCTTGCCACGTTCTCTGCGGCCCGGACGACCGAGCCTGCCGCCGCACGAACACCGGCCGCCATCTGGGAGCAGATGTCACTGCCCCAGCTGTATGCCGAAGAAGCAATGGAGCTGAGAGAGTTGAAGCTGCTCTTGATGCCGGACACACCGGAAGAAACCGTGGAGCGCAGATTCGACATCGCACCGGACACCGCCGACTGCACGCTGGAGAAGGTAGAGCTGGTCGTGGACTTCACGCCGTTCCAGCCCGAAGAAACCGTGGACTTCACTGCGTTTACAGCCGAAGATGCCGTGCTGCGGATGGAGTTCCAGCTGGAACTGAGTACCGACTGGATGCTCGACCAACTGCTGCTGGTCAGGCTGCGGAGGTTGTTCCACCCCGCCGTGACGGAACTCTTGACCGCATTGACTGAGCTGGCGGTTGCACTCTTGATGCTGTTCCAGCTCGTATTCAGCACGATCTGGATGGAATTCCAACTGGACGTTGTCAAGTTGCGCAGATTCGTCCACCCGGTCGTGACGGAAGTTTTCACTGCGTTGACCGAGGCTGTCGTTGCGCTCTTGATGCTGTTCCAGCTTGTGTTCAGTGCCGACTGGATGGAACTCCAGCTGGATGTTGTCAGGCTGCGCAGGTTTGTCCATCCATTCGTGACCGCCGTTTTGACTGCACTGACCGCAGTTGTGCTGGCGGATTTGATGGAATTCCAGCTTGCCGTCAGGCTCGACTGGATGCCGGACCAGCTGGATATTGTAAGGGTGCGGAGCTGCGTCCAGCCATTGGTGACTGCGGTCTTTACGCTGTTCAGGCTGGACGTCACAGAAGTCGTGATGCCGCTCCATGCTGCCGTGAGGTTGGTCTTGACCGCATTCCATGCCGTAGTGGTATCCGAAGCGATGCCGGACCATGCCGCCGAGATGGATGCTTTGATGCTGTCAATCTGGCTCGTCACAGACTGTGCCATGCCAGTACAGGCAGTCGATACGGAGGCAGACACACCCGACCATGCGGTCTGGGCTTCCACCTCCACACCGGACCATGCGTTAGAGGTATCCGTTTTCATCTGGGTGGTAGAATCACTGATCTTGCCGGTGATGGTATCCCAGATACCACCAAAGAATCCGGAGATTCCTTCCCATGCGCTGGAAATACCAGACTTGATACCTTCCCACGCAGTGCTTGCCGTAGACTGGATGCCTTCCCATGCCCCGGACAGCCCGGTCGCCACCATATCGACCGCAGAGGTCACACCCAACTGGATACCATCCCAAGCTGTTGAAATCGCACCCTTGATGCCATCCCATGCAGACGAGGCAGTGGACTGGATTCCGTCCCATGCGGTCGAGAGACCAGAGCCGAGCGTGGCGACTGCGCCGGACACAAAGGAGGAGATTCCCTCCCACGCGCCGGAAATGACACCCGAAATGCCCTCCCACACAGTCGATGCCGCCGACTTGATATTTTCCCAAGCCGTAGACCAGTCGCCGGAGATGACGCTCATGACCGTCGAGATGACGGCCGAGATCGCATCCATGACACCACTGACCACGCCGGAGATTGCCTCCCAGACCGTAGAGAACACAGTCTGCAAGCCATTCAGGATACCTCCAAGGAAATCCGAGATTCCGGTGAAGGTCGACTGTGCGTTCTCGTCCATCTCACCGGTTTTCCCCGTGAAGAACGAGACGATGCCGTTCCAGATACCCTCGAAGAAATCCTTGATTCCTGTCCAGACCCCGGTAAAGAAATCCGAGATCCCGGTCCAGATGTTGGATGCAGTGGTCTGGATGGCTGTCAGGATGCCGGAGAAGAAATCGCTGATTCCTGTCCAGATTCCCTCAAAGAATCCCTTGATGCTCTCCCAGACCGAGTTCCAGTCCGTACCGAACCAGCCGAGGAACACATCTGCTACAGCCTTCAAGGTGTCCAGCACTGTAGAGAAGATGGACTTGATGCCGTCCCAGATTCCGGAGAAGATACCCTTGACGGCCTCCCATGCTCCACTCCAGTTGCCCTGGAAGAGATTGGCGAACACATCAAACAGACCAATCAGCGTGTCGAGGACTGTTCCCAGTACCGTGGATACAACCTGAAAAGCACCCTCGAATACAGGGGCAAGCACCTGACAGAAGCCATCCCAGACAGTTTTCAGCACCTCGACGATATCCTTGAAGTCAAAGCCGAGGGCATTGAGCCGTTGGGTCAGCTGGTCGCAGAAGCTGCGCACTTTTTCGACGATGCCATTCCAGATGTTAGTAATAGCTGTACGGAACTCTTCATTGGTATTCCAGAGGTGCATGAATGCGGCCACCAGTGTACCAATGACGACAACCACTGCCATGACCGGCGCGGAGATGCCGCCGAGGGCTGCACCGAGCTTGCCGAACAGTCCGCTTGCGCTGCCCACCCGGGTGGACAGTAGTCGGATGCCCTTAGCCAGCGAACTGAATCCTCGCAGAGCCGTACCAACTGTCGATATGGTCTTTCCCAATACAATAAGCAGCGGACCGATGGCCGCCGCCAGAGCCGCCACCTTGAGGATGGTTTCTCTGGTGCTGTCATCCATGCTGTTGAGCTTGTCCACAAATCCCTGGATCGCAGACACTATCTTGCGAATGGTAGGCATCAGGAGGTCGCCAAAAGAAATAGCCAGCTCTTCCAACTGAGATTTCAGAATGGTGAGCTGACCGTTGAGGTTATCCTGCATGGTTTCTGCCATGCTCTCCGCAGAGCCGTCACAGTTTTCAATAGCACCACGGAGTTTATTGATATCCCCTTCCCCGGAGTTCATCAGGGCAAGGAAGCCGGACATAGCATTCTTGCCGACCAGCGATTCGGCATTGGCTGCCTTTTCGGATTCGGTCAGACCGGAGAAGGCCACACGGCAGTCCGCAAGGATATCGTTCAGGCTTCTCATGCTGCCGTCCGCATTGCTGGTAGCAATGGTGACCTCACCGATGTTCTTACCCACAAAGGTCACTTCACCGGCAAGGTTGTTCATGATGGAGCGCAAAGAAGTACCCGCCTGCGATGCCTTAATACCGCTGTTTGCCATGAGGCCGATGGCTTCTGCGGTATCCTCTGCGCTGAAGCCCAGCGCACCGGCGATAGGCGCACAGTACTTGAACGTCTCACCCATCATGCTGACGTTGGTGTTTGCATTGGACGATGCCGCTGCGAGGATGTCCGCAAAGTGACCGGAATCCGAAGCAGACAGGCCAAAGGCAGTCAGCGCATCCGTGACGATATCCGAGGTAGTCGCCAAGTCTTCACCGGATGCAGCGGCAAGGTTCATGATGCCCTCAATGCCATCCAGCATGTCCCCGGTCTTCCAACCTGCCATCGCCATGTATTCCATAGCGGAGGCTGCTTCGGAGGCTGAAAACTTGGTCTTGGCACCCATCTCACGGGCTTTTTCACGCAGGGCATCAAAGTCAGAGCCGGTCGCACCGGAGATAGCGGCAACCTTGCTCATTTCCTGGTCGAAGTCCGCTGCGGTCTTCACCGCTGCTGTGCCTAAGCCAGTGACAGCCGCCGTGACGGGTAAGAACTTCTTGCCCACACCCTCAACCTGAGAGCCAACCGTCTGGAGCTTCTCGCCCACTGCATCGATCTTGGCAAGGGTCGCATTGGTGACCGCCGCCTGTTCCTGCAGGGATTTGAGGTTCTGTTCCGTCTCCACGATCTCACGCTGGAGTGCATCGTACTGGTCCTGCGTGATCTTACCGTCTGCAAGCTGCTGGTTGGCCTGCTCTGCCGCCGTTTTTAAGGTGGCGAGCTTCTCCTTGGTGGCTTCGATGGCATCCTTCAGCATCCTCTGCTTCTGGGTGACCGTCTCGGTATTGGAGGGGTCCAGTTTCAGGAGCTTGTTGACATCCTTCAGCTCAGACTGCGTTGTTTTGATGGTTTTGTTGACGCTTTCCAGTGCCTTGGAAAGTTTTGTAGTATCGCCGCCGATCTCAACGGTAATGCCTGCGATTCTGGATGCCATGCGGATAACCACCTCCTCCGGGGCATAAGTAAAGGCCCATCCGCACAGGGCGAATAGGCCAGAGAAATATTATAGTCAGTATCAAATCCGGCCAACTTGCATACAATATATTTGTAAACAAATAAGTCGATGTTCTTGTTGACGTTTTTGCAAGCCCGTGCTATAATGCAAGTGAAGAAAGGAGTTGACAATTATGGCATCTGTTATGAGTGCAATCACCAATACCGTTCCTATCACCCAGTTTAATCGAGGGCTTGCCGGCAAGATTTTTGATGAGGTTAAGCAGTGTGGTGCAAAGGTTGTCATGAAGAACAACACTGCGGAGTGTGTCCTTATCTCTCCTGACGAATATGTCCGCCTGATGGACGAACTGAATGACGCTCGCCTTTTGGCAGTCGCCTCTGAACGTATGGCGCACTTTGACCCTTCTACCTTGATTTCCGAAGAGGAAATGAACCGTCGGCTCGGTGTCACTGAAGACGACCTCGCCGGTTTTGACGAGGTAGAAATCGAATGAGTTGGAAAGTCGAATACCTCCCAGAAGCGGAAAAAGACCTCAAAGGTTTAGATGGAAGTCAGCGCAATCTTGTTCTAAAAGCAATCAAGAAAGTTCAGCAGAATCCTCTTCCTGTCGATGAGAATGGCTACGGAAAACCTCTCGGCAATCATAGCAGCACCAGTCTTGCAGGTTTAATGAAAATCAAACTTCGCTCCGCTGGTCTGCGCATTGTTTACCAACTTCGTCGTACTGAAACATCCATGATGATAATTGTCATCGGAGTTCGTGCAGATGAAGAAGTTTATGAACTTGCCCAGAAGAGGGTTCGTAAACACGATATACTTGGTTGACTATCTTCACCCAATCAGCTATAATTCAATACTGATCAGGTTTCGGTAACCTTGCGAGGTCTGAGACCGGGAAGATGACCTCCGGGCCACCTTCTTTCTCCCCCAGCTGTGCACGGCTGGGGGATTTTTCTTTATCCTCGCAGACTTTCGTGCTTATTTTGCAATCAATATAAGCACGAAAGTTTGGTCAGAACCGGTCAAAGTCTGCCTGCGATGCCAGCTCCTGATACGGATACTCATCGTTCTGCCGCTCTGTGAACATGTCATTGACCAACCCGATGGTCAGCAAGTCGAGGTCGGCGATGCTGATACCGAGCTGCACACAGCGCAGCATGAAGAGCGGGGTGGTCATTACCCGCTCACTTTTGCGAGGTTTTTTCTCGCCTCTACCTCCGTCTGGACGTTCAGACCCCACAGTTCGATCAGCTGAGGCAGGATCTGGTAGATGGAGAAGGTGTTGAAGTTCTCCAGCCACTCATCCGGGGTGTCCGGCACCTGATCAGGATGGGCGTGCTTTGCCATAATATAGGCGATATTCTCGAACATCTCCAGACTGAACAGGTCAAGGCTGGAGCTTTCCTCATCGTTATCCCCCACGCTCTTTTCAAGAGAGCGCAGGTCTTTGTAGATGTCGCGGCCAAACTTGATGCGATACAGACGCGGCACTGCTGCGCTGGCGCGGAAATCCACCTGCTGACCATCGATCTCGATTTTCTTCGTAATAGCCATAAGTCATATCCTCCATTTCATGTAGAAAGGGCAGAGCCTCCGCCCTGCCCTCAGTTCGTGTACTTCTTACTCTGCCGGGTCGATTCTGACCAGTGCATTGCTGCCGCTGACGGTGGGCAGCTTGCCATCCCACTTCTGAATCTTCTGGTACTCGATCAGGGTATCAGACAGGCTTTCTGCAATCTTGCGGTTGGCTTCAGCCTGAGCATCTGCGGCAATGGAGGTCTTCTGTGCCTCCGCCTCGGCATTGGTGATTGCCACTTGCTTATCGGCCTCCGCCTTGGCAATGGCGGCTTCGTTCTCGATCTTCTGCTTGTCGGCGTTTTGCTGGGCAATGGACTTCTGCTGGATGGCAGTGTTATACGCCTCTTCAAAATCCATGTTGTTGATGACCACCTTATTGATGAACACCGCACCCTCGCCATACTTCTGGTTCAGGGACTCTGCCAGCTTCTGCTGTGCCAGCGGCTCGATCTTGGTGCGGTTGGTGACCTCATTGGGGCCAAGCTCGGCCATGGCGGACTTGATGGCAGATGCCACCAACTCGTCACCGACCAGATTCTTGGTGTCGGATACATTGGCATACAGCCATGCACTCTTTTCCGGGAGCACCTGATAAGTCACGATCACATCTGCGGCATACACCGGAGTCTTGTCGGAGGCTTCGCCCCAGATCTGTGCCTCGATGTGCTTGTCCTGCTGCTTGTTGGACACGGTATGGATGCTCTGGACAAACGGAATGGTGAAGTTGAGCTTACCACTCTGGATGGTGGCCTCCTGAATCTGGCCGAAGCTGGTCTTCACGCCCGTGTAGCCGGTTGGGACGATGGTCACCGACTGGAACAGCAGGAAGGCCACGAAGATGACAGTGAACAGGGAAAATACACGATGCTTTTTCATATTGAAAATCTCCTCTATATAGTAATGCAGGAAGCAGGGCCGAAGCCCTGCCTCATTTTTGTCAGCCCTGGGGTTCATTCTCCACAGGGTCGGTCACGCTGGCGGCTTCTGCCTGCGGCTCGTAGACCTTCTCATACCACTTGTTGTAGACATCATCGCTGGTGTTGGTGCCGGTCTTGGCCTTGACATAACCGTTTGCCAGCGGCGTTGCCTGCAAGGTCAGGGTGTCGGTCTTGACCTCCTTGCTGTCCTCGTTGGTATCACCTTCGATGGACGGACGGCTTGCCACACAGTTGTACATAACATGGCGGATATGCCGCTGGTCGCCATCGAACTCGAACAGGAACGCGAAATGCTCCAGTTCTGCGTTGGCGTTCTCTGCCAGAACACCGTTGCCATCCAGTTCCTCGTGCATGATGTCCGTGAGGAAGGACTCCGGGATCAGGGCGATTTCCAGGTCACCTTCATAGCCGGAGTTGTTATTCACGACATAGTAGGCGATATTGTCCGCATAGAACGGTTCGATATCACCATTGGCATCCAGGGACAGACTGACCGCACCGGGGATGCGTACCGGGGTATCGTAGGTAACGCCGCCGTCCTCGTCAAAGGTTGCCTTGGCGTAATGGCAGTTTTTCAGGCCGTACTTGACCTTGTTGCTTTTCTTACCCATTGCTTTCTCCTCTCGTGAAAAAAGCCCTGCGGCTGACTCAGACGGTCAGCTCATACAGGACTTCGTACATCTTTTCCGTCTCGATCCACACCTCGCTCTTTTCATAGAAAAGCTCGTGGGCGGTCAGGACTTCTTCGATTGCTGCCTCCATATCCGGGTCTTTGTAATCGGTGTAGACCTCAATGTCCAGCCGATTGAAGTGGTGGTACACGATGCCGTCCGCACTAAAATTTTCGGCTTTCGGATACAGAAAACAGATGAATGGCGGATCAGGGCTTTCCCCTTCTGCAAAATGGTCATACGCATAGGGCAGCCCCATTTCTTCCACCATCGCTTTGACTTCTGCGTGGGTCATGGCATCCTCCTACTTCAGTGCTTTCTCGATGAGGCTTTGGAGCAGCTCGACCCCCTCCTGCTCGGCAGGAGCAATGTGCGGTCTTGCCGCCACACGCCCACCGCCGCGCTTGGCGTGGCCCTTTTCCAAAAGATGCGCCAGCTGGTATCGGTCTTTGGAATGGACGACCATCTGAAGACTCTGACTGGATTCCTCCTGCTTGGTCGCCACCCAGCTCGACTTATACCGACCAGTCCGGGATGGCGCGCCGGCCTCGATTTCCTCCTTGACCGTCTTTGCCGATTTCCGAACCGCTCGTTTGACCTCGGAGGATGCCAGATTCGCATATTCCTGCAAGCCCTCGTTGATGGCTTCTGCCATTCCGTCGATACTCACGGTCTTGCTCATTTCTGCCTCCGTTTCAGCCGACAATGCAGCTTGATGGTCTTTTTACCATAGTTCATCGGGTCAACGGACGTGATGTCGTAAAGCTCCCCACGGAACAGGACCCGGAAACCGGTGGAGGTCAGCTTATTGACCTCGCTGCACCAACGTACTGTGAACACAACGCTTTTCTGTTCGGCCGTGACTTCACCTTCATCCTCCTGCGCCTCAAAGGTCGAAGCGTAGGCGAAGCAGGTGTAATAATCCACCCATGCGTTCCGATGATTTCCGACCTTATCGGTCATGTGCTTACTTTGCTGGATCGTGATCCTCTCGTTCAGCTTATCGATCATCAGAACACCCCCTCCCTCACAGCGAACAGAATGGAACGAAGCGTCAGCATCAACTGCTTATGGTCCGCTTCGTCCCGGTGTTCATACAAATAGCCCAGCGCATACAAAATTGCCACACGGCAAGTGCTGCGGAGGGCTTCCAGCTCCCTCGTCGGTGTGACCCCGTTCTCAGCATCCCGGTCAGCGGCATTGACTGCCTCCCACTGGTCGTCCGTAAGCCGGCCCACATCCTTGCACATCTGCTCGGCCGAGGAAAGCAGAATGCCGATCAGGGCATCTTCATCCCCGCTGTCCACGCGCAGATAGGTCTTCGCTTCAAAAAGCGGGATCAGTGCCATGATCGGTCATCCTCCTCTCTTATCAGCCGCCGGCAGCCATCTGAAGGAGCTGCACGGACTCGGGCAGGATCAGCTTGCCATCGACACGCTGAGTGGTCAGGAAGCCGACCTGATCCGTGCGGGCATACAGCTCGTTCAGGCGACGGAAGGTGCGGTTCTGGCGGTCAGCCACCCAGTAGTAGCTGTAGTCACCAAAGGCCATGACCTTGCTGCCACCCTTGATCTCCGGCATAAAGGCGGAGGTCTTCAGGGGACGGTTCAGCAGAGTATCGGGCTTGCCAATCTCCAGACCCGGCTTCCAGATATAGTTGCCGTTGTTGTCCTTGATGGTCATCAGCTGCAGCACCAGTGCCTCATTGCAGAGGAACTGCGCTTTCTTGCGGTACGGAGCCTTCAGTGCGTAGTACAGCTTGAAGATCTCATCAAAGGTGACAGCATCCTGCTTGGCCGCCTTGACACCGACCTTTGCACCGCCGGTCTCAGCCAGCAGACCCAGAGGCTTGCCCACGCCGTCACCGGTGATGAAGGCGCGCTCCTCTGCATTGCCCATACGCACACCGAACCGGCGTGCAATATAGGTGGCGAGGTCGAAGGCAGAATCGTTCAGCAGCTCGTTAGAGATCTTGATCATGGTGCCCAGCTTGTAGGCAGACAGCATGGTCTGACCGAAGGTGGCATCGCTCTCCGGGATCTCCTCGCCCTCATCGATCCAGCTTGCCTCGCCGGTATCCTCTGCGATGGGGATCTTGCGGGTGCCGGAGCTGGTACGGATGACAGTCGCCATGCCACGGAAGATGTTGTTCTCCTCCAGTGCCTCCACCAGCTTCTTCTCGAACTCATCAGGAACGGTAAAGCCGCCCTCGGTGTCCTCGCCCACGGACAGAGCGTTGCGGACCTCGCCGTAATGACCACGGTTGCGGATCATGTTCCAGAAGTTCTCGGCGTACTCGGCAGTAGCAGTCGGCTTCACATCCTTCTTGCTGCCGTTCTTGGGATCGGCATGGACGGGGTTGGAAGTGGGCGCAGACAGCTGTGCCTCGATCTGTGCCTGCTGTTCCAGCCGCTCGATCTCAGCACCCAGGTCCTTGACCTCCTGTGCCATCTTGTTGTACTGCTCCACAGCCTCGGCCTTCACCAGACCGTTATCGCTGCGGTTCTTTTCCAGGAAATCCTTGGTCTGCTCCCAGAGGGTATTGCGCTTGGTGCGCAGTTCCAGAATCTTACTCATAGTGTTGTACCTCCATGAATTTCGTGTTTTCGGCATGAAAAAAGCCGGGGTGCATCATTTCATGCACTCCAGCTGTTTCATCAGAACGTTGTAGGAATAATCCCCTTCCTCCGTCTTGCCGTCCATGTCAAGGACAGGACCAGCTTCCGCAGGGGGATCACTGGGCGGCTCCGTTTGAGCCGCAGGGGTATTAGGCTTGACTCCCAGACGATTCAGGACGATTAGATCCATCTGACGGCTGGAGAAAAGGTGCCCTGCCGCATCCTGCTGGAACGGCTTCTTTTCTTCGCCCTCGCCCGGTTCCTCATCGGGAGTCTTCTCCGGCTTATCGGGGTCCGCCGAGTCACTGTCAGGTTCATCCTCTTTCTTTGAGAAAAGGATCTCATCCGCAAAGCCCAGCTCGACCGCTTTCTTGGCATTCATCCACGTCTCATTGCTCATGAGGTTTGCAATGCGGGCATGGGTCAGACCGCTTTTGGCTGCATAGGCGTTGATGATGCTTTCCTTGACCTCATTCAGCACCTCGATGGCTTTCTCCATATCCTTGGTGTTCCCCATCGCAACGGTACTGGGGTCATGGATCATCAACATGGCAACGGGACTCATCTGGACGGTATCTCCGGCCATCGCCACAACGGATGCCGCAGATGCAGCAATCGCATCGATCTTGACCGTGATGCTGCCTTTGTAGTCCTTGAGCATGGTATAGATCTCGGCAGCAGCAAACACATTGCCGCCCGGACTGTTGATCCAGACGGTCACATCACCCTCACCGGCATTCAGCTCATCCCGGAACATCTGCGGAGTAATCTCATCTCCCCAGAAAGATTCCTCGTCGATGGGGCCTTCCAGCCGGAGGGTTCTGGTCTCGTCACTGTCCTTGATCCAGTTCCAGAACTTTTTCATCTTGCTCTCCCTTCTTTCTGTCGTTTTGGCGTACTCTCACTCTGCCGGTTTTCGCTGTCAGGAGTTTCTTCCTCCGGCTGTGTCTGTTTGGGCTGATTCTGCTGGGCAGAGGCAGCTTTATTCTGCTGCGCCAGTCCTGCGTCTTTCAACTTCACATAGCCGCCGTTCAGGTAGTAGTCGTCACCGCCCTGGTCAGCCGGGATAAGATCCATGTTCTCCAGACGATGAACATCATTCGGAGACAGAAACCCGTTGCTGATGCCGGTGGCATAGCCGTTCATCCGGCTCTGGTAGTCGCCGCGCAGCAAACCGTCCACATTGAACTTCGGAAAGTAGGTATCCTGCTCTTCCTCCAGCAGCAGATCCTTGATGATGCCCTGCTCAATGCGGACGAGCCACGGAGTCAGGGAGTGCATCACGAAGTTCAGCGACTGGTATTCGATGTTGGAGAAGGTCGCATGGGACAGATCCGCTACCAGATGCGGAGGCACACGAAAGATACGGCAGATCTCCGTCACAGAGAACTGCTTGGATTCAAGGAACTGACTGTCTTCCGGCGGCAGCGATACAGGCTTGTAGGTCATGCCCTCTTCGAGCACCGCCACCCGATGCGCATTTGCCGCGCCGCCGTAAGCTGCCTCCCAGTTGTCCCGGACACGGTTCGGGTCTTTCATGACGCCGGGATGTTCCAACACACCGCTGGGCTGTGCGCCGTTCTTGAAGAACGCCGAGCCGTACTTGTCCACCGCAATGGAAGTGCCGAGGCTGTTCTTCATCATGGCGATCGGTGAAAACCCGATCAGCCCATTGAAGCCCAACCCCGGCACATGGAAGATTTCATCCCGGCGAAAGTAGATATCCTTGTTCTGCTCTCCCGGAACTTCATCCGTATAGGCGTGGTAGATGTAGTACAGCTCGCCGCTTTCATCGCGATCCACTTCGACGTTTTCCGGCAGAAGCGGATACAGACCCAGTACCGTGTTCTTTCCATCCCGGACGATCTGTGCGTAGGCATTGCCCCAGAGGAGCAGATGGGTCATCAGGGTCTCCCAAAACACAAAGGACGTCATTTCCGGGTTGGGCTGTCTGTACAGGATCTTGTACAGCGGATGATCTCTTGCCTTTTCCTTGTTGCCGTTCTCGTCCGTTATCCGATACAAGTGCAGCGGCAAGGCAGCAATGGATTCTGCCAACAGTCGGACACAGGCATACACAGTCGGGATCTGCATGGCCGCCTTTTCATCCACCTGTTCCCCTGCATTGGATCTGCCAAACGCAAAGGTCTGCCCGGAATCACGGACATTGTCCGTAACCTGGGGCAGACCTTCTTTCGGAGGTGGGGTTTCTGGTTGGGGAGAGTCTCTTGGGTTTTCAAAACCCAGCCATTCCCAGAATGTCATCAGGCGTTATCCTCCTTCTCCAGCTCCGGCAGACCGGCCAGGCTGGTACCGAGGGAGGCCACGCCAGCCACGATCGCTGCGCTGCCTACCGCCATCCAGTCCACCGTGCCACTGGGCATCTGGGTCACGACCAGTGCCGCGCCGGTCTGGAACATGGTCTTTGCGGCGCGGATACTTGCAGCGCGCCACCAGTCTGCACTCATCAGATACTTCATAAACTTGTCCTCCATGATTTTTGTATCAAAAAACGATCATGTCACGCTCATCGTAGATGCTTCCCTGCTGCTGTCCTTCATTTCGGATGCAGCGGTCCAGTGCCATGATCGCAGCGACGATACCGTCAATTTTCTCCGGCGACTTTGCCTTGGTAGGCTTGATATTGCCGGCCGGATCGGTGTCCACGACCACATTGCCGGCCATCCATGCCATGATGGGGTTGCCGCCGTGAACGATACGTCCTTCCATCAGGAGTTTATAGAACTCCTTGGTAGGTGGGCTCATATCTTTGAACCCCTGTCCGAAAGGCACAACGGTAAAGCCCATCCCCTCCAGGTTCTGGGTCATCTGCACCGCTCCCCATCGGTCAAAGGCAATTTCTCTAATGTGGTATGTGTTTCCAAGTTCCTCAATGATCTTCTCTATGAATCCGTAGTGGATGACATTTCCCTCGGTCGCCATCAGATACCCTTGCTGGTACCAGACATCGTATGGCACAGATGCCCTGCGCACCCGCTGCGGAATCGTATCCTCCGGAATCCAGAAGAACGGCAGCATGATGTACTTTTCCTCCGAGGTTCTGGGTGGGAACATCAGCACAAAAGCCGTGATGTCACCGGTGCTGGACAAGTCCAGTCCACCGTAGCAGTCACGGCCTTTGAGAGCTTCCATATCGATTGGCTGGTTGCCAAGGTTGTAAATGTGTTCCGGGATAAATCGTGTCAGAGAGGATACCCACATATTCAGACGAAGCTGCTTGAACACATTCTCCTCTGCCGGGTTATCCAGAGCCTCCTGGTAGGCATCCCGGACACGCTGGATCTGGATGGTCTGTCCGAGGGAAGGATTGGCTTTATACCAGTTGGCTTCATCATGCCAGTCATCTTCATCGGTCAGACCGTAGACCACCGGATAGAAGGTGTGGTCGATCTTGCGGTCAGCCAGCAAGTCAAGTGCTTTCATGTGCAGCTCATAGCAGATACTCTCTTTGTCTGTGCCGGCCGTGGTGATCAGGAAGAACAGCGGCTGTTCACGGGCATCGCCGGAGCCTTTGGTCAGGACATCGTAGAGCTTGCGGTTGGGCTGGGCATGGACTTCGTCCAGCACCAGACCGGACACGTTCAAGCCATGCTTTGTGCCGACTTCCGCTGACAACACCTGATAGAACCCGGCATTGCTGTAGTTCACGATACGCTTGGTCGCCGCCATGATCTTGCAGCGTTTCATCAGCGCCGGAGTCATCTGCACCATCTGGTTGGCAACGTCAAAAACGATAGATGCCTGTTGACGGTCGGCGGCAGCGCCATAGACTTCTGCGGAGGGCTCGTTATCAGCAAACAGCAGATATAGCGCCACTGCAGCGGCCAGCTCGGACTTGCCATTTTTCTTGCCGATCTCGACATACGCCGTGCGGAACTGACGGTTGCCACGCTCGTCCACGATGCCAAACGCATCCCGGATGATCTGCTCCTGCCACGGCAATAGCCAGAACCGCTTGCCTGCCCACTTGCCTTTGGTGTGACGCAGGTTCTCTATAAACCGCACAGCCCGGTCAGCCTTTTCTGCATCGTAATGGGAGGTCGGCAGCATAAACCGGCTGGGCTTGTAGTTCTTGAGCGTCGGGTAATTCTTAGGACGTGTCTCTGCCATTATCCGTCACCTCCCAGCAGGCTTTCCATCTCATCGGCGCCATTCGCAGGACCGCCGTCCGATGCAATGATCCGGCTTCGGGAAGAAGGTGTCAGACCGAACTGCTCAGCAAACCGGTTCATGATCTTCAGATAAGTCTGGGCAATGGACACCTGCGGCACCTGCTGCCAGTACCCGGACGGTGTCTTAACGATGGAACCGTGCTGGGTGATGAATTCTTCCGCCTCCTTCCATCGTGCGTATGCCTGACAATAGCCGGCGAAGGCAGCCATGTCCACTTCGGTCAGGATGCCGATGGCTTCCATCTGCTTGGCAAGACGCCGCCATTCCTTTTTGGCTTCCGGTTCCAGCCATTTCGGACACGCCGGTGCCTTCTTTGTAGGCTTCGGTTCGCTGGTATTCAGCGGATGCTTGCCCGGATTGCCTTCCAGTTCCTTCATGGCGGTCGGCTTCGGTTTTCTGCCTCTGGTAGCCATTGGCTTCCCCTCCCTTCTTCAGAAATTGGTATAAGAAAAAGGACCTCCGAAGAAGTCCCTTGTATATCAAACACGTTGGATACGAGACACAGCCCCCTGCGGGGCGTGTGTCCTTTGTGCGTTATGCGTTGGGGTTGGCTTCCTTCCAGGCTTCATACTCGTCGGCAAGCTCGGCCTCCTCGATGACCTGCCAGATGCTGCAAAAGCGGATGCGCTGGTGGGCGATGTCCTCGGCTGTCCAGCTTTCCGGCTTTCGACTCATGTCGTGGTAGGCGTCCATCTCGGCCTTCGTCCGCTGGAAAAGGATGTCCTTGAGCCGCAGGGTTTCGGCGTTGTTCCGCAGGGTGTACCGCTTGTCCTCGGCTGCCCGGCAAAGTTTGCCAAGGTCATCGCAGTTGATGCTCATGTCCTGCTTGAAGGCGATCTCGATGCCGGTCAGCTCTCGCTCGGTGGCAACCGCCTGAATGCTGGCAAGGTAGGTTTTGGCTTTCTTCATCATGGTCTGTATCCTCCGTGTGCTTTGTTTTCCGTGGGGTTTCTCCCCTTCGGTGTGACTGTATATTACCGTCACTGGGGAAGTATATCAAGCGGCTATGCTGCACGATCATCCGCCCACAGGTTTGTCGGATTTATGTGTATTACTGCGGTCGGAGGATTGCCAACTACGAGCAAAAGCCCCCCACAGGGAGCCTTGCCCTTTTCTCAGTGGGCGTTCTGGATGCACCACTCGATTGCGTGTCCGGCATCCTCATAGGTCTCATCCGAAACCTTCAGAAGTTCCAGTCGGCACTCAATCGGCGAAAGCCCTTCCTTGGGGTCTTCCGCGAAGCCGTACACTGCAGCCTCCACACCGCCCTTCCAGTTCGTCTTGGCAACCAGAACCCGGTCACCAAACTGCAGGATGCTGTCGTTGCAGGGGCTGAGCCAGTCGTAGTAGCTCTCGATGCTGATGCTGTGTTCCGGGAAGTTGTTCAAATGCTTTTTCATGGTGTAATCCTCCGTGTTTTTCATTCCGTAGGGTCTTCCCCTTTCGGTATGCACATATTACCGTCCTATGCGGAGGATAGCAAGCGGCTATGCTGCACGATCATCTGCCCGGAATACCGGGCAGAATGTACATCATTCTCCGTCCTCGGCGTCCTGTTCAATGAATTCCTGGATTACTTCATAAAAGAGCTGGGAGTCGTATTCCAGCGGCTCACGACCTTGAGAAAAATCAATTTCAATCTGGTCCTTGACCATCTCCTTGGCAGCTTCCAGCGTGAAGCCGGCCTTATCCTCGTCATTCATATTGTTGTAGATGTCCACGATAAGGTTCATGACTCTTTCGTCGTTCATACTCATTCCTCCGTTGCCCCACCACCTCGCCACACAGCCCCTGTGTGGGGCTTGTGAGGTTTGGTTGGTGGAGTTTGTTGGCTTGCATCTGCGCCCCCTTTGTGGGGGCTGTGTCGGGCTTACTTCTCCGCCTTGCCCAGAAGGTAGGCTTCCTCCATGGCTTTCTGGATGCCCCAGACGGGAACCTCGATGAAATCCTCGCTGTCGCAGCCGCGCGCTTCAAGGTCGCCTCGGCTTTCCACCTCCACCATCAGGCGCTTTGCGATGTCCAGCAGGGCTTTCTGCTGCTTCTTGGTCAGGGTCTGCTTTTTCATGTCTATGTACCTCGCTTTCGTTTTTGTGACTGTATATTACCGTCACGTCTCACAGATAGCAAGGCCGCAGATCACACGATCATTCACGCCAGGATCGGTGTATATTTGAGAGTCCAGGCACAGGAAAAGGGGCCGCCCTTTCAGGCAAGCCCCCGCCGTTTTCTGCTCAGTAGTCTTCTTCCTCATCGTAGTCATCTTCGCAGTCGTCGTAGTCCTCTTCCTCATCGCAGCTGTCGTCCCAGTCTTCCGCCATATCGCGGTAATCCCACATATCCTTGGTGGGCTGGCTGCGAAGGTCGGGGTTCTGCTTGATGTAGTCGGCAACCGCACCCTCAAGGGTATCCAGAACCTTTTCGTAGGCATCCTCGCTGAAGATTTCCCAAAGCGCTACGGTCAGGCTGCTGATTTCTGCGTTGCCCTTGGCGATCAGGAACCGGGCCGCGGGGTTGCAGGTTTCTTTGCCGTAGCCCTGGTTGACCATGTCGCCGTCGTTGAAGAATCGGTACCCGATCCGTGCGGTGGCTCTGACCAGTTCTCCGGCGAGGCTATCCGCCTTGCCGCTCGTGGGAACCAGTTCCTCGAAAAGCTTATTGATGCGGTCTTCGTTCTTCGTCATTTTTGTATCCTCCAGTGTGTTTTTTGTGTTCTCCGTGGGGTTTCCCCCCTTTCGGTATGCACATATTACCGTCACTTTCGTACACTATCAAGCGGCTATGATACACGATCATTCGCCCCTGGATTTGTGTACATTCGGGCGGTATGACATTGGACGGACACGAGCAAAAGGCCGGTTTCCCAGCCCCTTGCCCCTATCCGTCCGGTTTACTTGCGGATTTCGAGGTAGCTTGTATTGCCCCAGCAATCCGTGGTCTTGAACCGCACCTTCTGTTCGGTTTCCCGGTCGAGGGCAACCTTCTTCAGAAGTTTCATCTTCTGGATGCGCCGCAGAAGGTCTGCTGCGTTCTCTGCATCTTCAATGGCGTCTTGGATCTCGACCACCGAGCAGTCGGTGCCGTACCAAAGGTTGCTGAGTGCCTCCGGAATGCCGCTGGCCGTGAAAAGTCGGATGTTCGTGTAGGTCATGGTGTTTATCTCCCTTCGTTTTTGTGACTGTATATTACCGTCACTCAGGGGTGATAGCAAGCGGCTAATGTACACGATCATCTAGCCCTTCACTCCGGAAAATGTGTCACTTTGCGCCGCCGTGGTATTCCTCAATATACTGCCTTCCGTCCGGTTCGGTGACCACCGCAGGATAGCGCACACGGCTGCCGTGTCGGGTCAGGAGCTCGGCGGCAAGGTCTGCCAGTTCTCCGAGAATCTCCATGTTCCATTGGAGATTGTCATCCTCCGCCATGACCTTGCAGAATTCATACGCAGCGTTGTAGATCTCATCGTTGCGGGCACTCTGGGCATCCGAAAGCTCCAGTTCCTCAGCCGTATCCGTCGCCGTGGGTTTCGGGCACTCTGCCCAGCGCCCTTCGTAGGTCTCGCCGGCCTCACAGCCGTCGGCGTCGTATTCGTTGACCCGAACCCACCGGTTCGACTGGAACACACGCTCGGTGATGCCGTTCTTTCGGATGCTGAGCATCACCTTCTCCCCATTTTCATTGACACCCCACAGGGCGTCCGGGTAATCCCCGAACTCCTGAATCATCTGGCGGCGAGTGGCAAGGTCGCCAAAATTGGCGGCCAATACATTGAGCCGGATCGTGTCCAGCTTCTTGTCCAGTTCCATTTTCATGTTCGTTCTCCCCTTTCAGAATTCCAAGGTCTCCAGAACCTCGTCCGTGCCGGTTTCCCAGTCGTGGCGGGTCAGGCGGATGCGGCTGTACATCTCGGCGCTGTCCGGCTCATCGAAAAGCCGAAAGCATTCTCTGGCAACCCCCTCATCGGTGTACTGCTGGGTCTCGTCGGGCTGGCCGTCCAGCCGGGTGAAGGCGATCTCGTAGGTGTAGCGTTCCATGTTTTTTCCTTCCTTTCCGTTTCGGTATGTGCATATTACCGTCGTTTCGGCATAATAGCAAGGCCATAAAACGTCATATTATCGACGATCATCAGCCCATATCTTTGGTGGATCTATGTCGATAAATGGCCTTGATAAATATGTGTTTTAGAGCGAATATACAGACACCGAAAGGAAAACACACGGAAAACGGAGGCAACCACCATGAAAAAGACCATCAGCGAGATCGAAAGCATCATCGAGGACCGCATTGCAGAGCTTGAAGAAGAATACGAGCTGGACATTTTCGACCGCAACGACATCCGGGAAGAAGAATACCGCAAGGGCGGTTGGAAACATGACCCCTTCCCCGAAGAACTGGAGGAGGAAGAGGACGAGGAAGAAGAATGGCATTACATGAGCCTTGAGCAGCAGCTCTACGAAGTCGGCATGAGCATGCGGGATTTCCTTTAAGGGAATCCGCCAAGGAACCCCCAGCAAAGGCTGGGGCTGTTCCTCGTTGTCCCCGTTTTCCGTTGCCCATATACACAGTTCTGCTGCCCAAAGATCGTGGAAGATCCTGCTCTTTCCCGGCTTGCTATTCTTGCAAACCAGAGCTAATATACAGCAAACTGGGAAAGGGTTCTCGATGATCCGAAGCCCCCACCAGCCACAAGCCAACCCCTCCTGCCTAGGCAGAAGGGGCCGTTTTCTTTATTCGGGCTGTGTGCCGTCGCTGGTTTGGATGGCCGCGAGTCCCGATGCGGTGCGAACGAAGAGTTCCGGATTCCAGAACCGTTTCCTGAACTTGTCCATGAGTTCCGGCGGCAAGTCCGTGAAGTCTTCCTCGCCCAACCCGCAGAGGAAGAAGCCGCCTCGGATCGGCTGTTTCAGTTCCCGGATATACCGGCTGAACAGCTTATCCGTAAACAGTCCGTTGTCATCCGTGACCAGAGCAACCGGTTCCGGCCACGGGTATGTCGCCGTGATGCAGTCGCAGTCCAGCACCTTATAGTACTCTTCCAGCGTGGGCTGGATATCGATCTCCTTCGGATGTTCCATCGGCTCGATCAAAAGCACCTTCATTCGACCCACCCCGCTTTCACGATCGCCCAGTCGGTCAGCGGTGTTGCTTGCCCAAGAAAGTCTTCCATCGCTTCTATCGTTCCGCAGGCGTTGCACACCATGATCTCTGCGTAGCGGCTGAGGGCTTGCTGCTGGTGGTCGTAACAGTCCGGCTCAGCGCCGCACCGTGGGCAACGTGGGCCCGCGTGTCGCGTCTTACCGAAGTGGTCGAGCGATTCCTTTACTTCGGCCTCGGACGCCACACGGTGGCAACTGTCCGCACCGTAGGCAACGTTCAGGCTGCCGCCCGTATCCCAGGAAACCATCACATTGCCGGCATCGTCCACGCCCCGGCAGGTTCCCTGCGTGCCCAAGGCCGGTGCCTGGGCATCTTCCATCCGGTCCAGCACCACACGGCAGCCAACCGGGAACTGTGTCCGCAGCGTTTCTACGGTCTTCTTGTCCGGAAAATTCATTCCTGCACCTCCCTGATCAACTGCTCTGCCTTCTTCGGGTCATTCGCACACTTTTTCAGTGCGCCTTCCAGAATGTGCATCGGAAAATGGAATGCCTTGTACCCGTCATGGAGCACCTTGTAGTAGTACCGGCTCGGCATCCTCTCGCCGTAGGTGTCTTCCATGATGTAGACCATGGCAGTGACGGTCATGGGCTCTGCATCTTTGCTCACCACCTCGACCGTCATATTTTCCTTGCGGTAGTAGTGCGGGAAGCCCTCGTAGATGTCGAGGTTCTTCTCATCGCCAGCGGAGATCTCCCACACCAGAACCGGCGTGTTCTTTCCCTTGTTCGGCAGGATGGTCGCGCAGCCGTGGAAGGCCAGCTCCCAGTCTCCCAGAACAGCCTGACCCACAATACGGGCATCCGGGCACCGCTGTGCCATCTGCTCCACCGACAGGTTGCTGCCGTATGCGATGTAATACTTCTTTTCGTTCATAGTCGCTTGCTCCTTTCGTTTCCGCTGTTGTCTGGCGGTATGCTATATATGCCTCTGTTTTGCCCGAATAGCAAGGCCAATGTGCATCATATCCTGCACAATGATTTCCTCACAGGATCGGGGAAATTGTACTCAGTCGATTTCTTTGAGGAACTCCACAGCTGCCGCGTTTCCGATGCTGGCAGACAGCCCGCTGTGCAATGTATCTGTCGGGAATCCCCACTCCGTATACCCGTCTGCCAATAAGTCGAAGTACTCATGGCTGGGGCAGCCGAGCTGCCGTTCTTCGTGCAGGATGTATGCCATGCAGGTTTTCAGCTTCTTCATCCGATGCCCATCCAGATTCCAGACGGGAAGCTGGAACTGCTTCTTGTAATAGTACCGAGGGCAGCCTTCGTACCGGTCCAGCAGCAGTTCATCAAACTCGGAAAGCAACCAGACCACAGCCGGAACGCTTTCATTGGCGTCCTGCTCGATGGTGGCGTAGCACCCGGTCTTACTTTTCTTGAACAGGAGTCGGTATCCGTAGATCTCGGTAACACCGACCGGCACCGCATAGGGGCATCTGTGTCCCATCCGTTCCATGTCAAGGTTGCTGCCGTAGGCAAGATAGTACCGGGACGGCTTTCTGCTGATCCCGCCCTTGTCAAACCGGAAGTGATCAATCACCGACCTCACCACCTTCCGCAGCGGAAAAGTCCACGCCGTCAAAGTCCTCGGCTTCCAGAACGATCTGTCCGTTGTGCCACCAGTCGCTGACCGCCTGGACGGCCTCATCCATCGTGGGTTCCTTGATCTCAGATTCGTTGACCTCGACCACCCGTTTGAGGGTCTCGGTGATGACCACCCGGAACGTTCTGCCGGGTGCGGTTTCTCTGGTTTCATTTTTCATGGCGTATCGCCCTCCTTCTACCGCCTAAAGGGCGGTTGCCCGCCCGATAGGTGCCCGTGCAAGTCGGCGCTTATGCGTTGCGCCAGCTTGCGTTGCCCTCCATATTCCGCAGAAGGATCTCCCGTGCTGTTTTGAACTCGTCCCCGATGAAGCCCAGCCGAAGCATCCAGCACCGCATTGCGTATTTCTCGTTGTCGGTCTGCTGGGGCTTGGGGCTTGCGGTCTTCACCATCTTGGCAAGCTGGCTCATTGCGAGGCAAAGCTGGATGTAGGCCCGTAGTTCTCCCGCATGTAATCCGTTCTGCTTGCCGTTGCTGGGGTCGGCAAACTGGAAAAGCCGGAATTCAATCGTGCCCTTGGTGAAGGTGGCATGGAGGTTCAGCATATGGTATCGGCTTTCGTTGTAATGTGCCGTTCTGCCGTAGTTTGCGTGGTTGCCGGCGTACCAGATGTCGGCAAGCTCGGTCATGGTCGTCGGCTTTCTCTTGTTCAGCTGGTCAAGGAATCGGGGGTCGACCACTCGGCAATACTGTCCGGTTCTGCCTGCATCGATGCGAATCGCTCTGCCGATCTGTTCTTCGTGGGCGGCCATGATGTTGACCAGATTCCGCAGGGTCTTGGGGGTGTGGCTGCCCTTGCCGATGTGGATGTGAACGCCGCATCCCCGGCTGGGGCTGGACTTTGCGCCAGCCTTGCGGAGCAGTCGGATGATTGCCTGCAAGGTCTCGATGTCCTCGTAGGTAAGGATGGGGGTCACCATCTCGCACTTTTCAGCTTCCGGTCCGTGGATGCTGATGTCTCGCTGGAATTTCCAAACCCTGCCCTGCTGGTCCTTGCAAGCCCAGCTCATGTACCCGTACTCGCCGGCTGCGTACCATGCGGTCGTCCCGAAGAACTCAGCAACCTTTCTGGCGGCCTTCTCGCGGGTGATGTTGTTCATCTCAACCTCGACCCCGATGGTCTGCATCTTCATGGATTCGATCTGCTCTCTGGTCTTATCGTTCATGGTGTTTATCTCCTTTTGTCTTGTTCTGTTCCCCTTGCGGTATGTGCATATTACCGTCATGTGGGGAGGATAGCAAGGCCATAAAGGGTCAAATAATCACCGATCATTCAGAGCAAAGATCGTGTATATTATGGCGAAAAACACACTTGATACTGTACATTTTCAGAGTTAATATCGGTACAATGGAAGAGGCTCTCTTTTATCCGGCGGCTCCCATAAGGGGTCAGGAGCTCACGCCCCGGTCTCCTGCGCCTGGGGTGCGCCGTCTGCCCCACAGTCGGGCTGTGTGGGGGCTTCCGCTGCCGCTTCGGCCGTTTCCTCGGCGGCAGAAACGCCGCCCTGTGCCGCCTGTTTCGCGGCTTTCAGGGCATCCCGCTTTGCCTTTTCCTTGACCCGGAACTTTTCGGCATCTTCCTCGGTGCGGAATGCCGCATGACCGGAAAGGTTCTGCATCAGGAGCCTGCGGATGGTCTTGTGTTCATCTCCGTTCAGACCCAGTCGGATCAGCCAGATGCGAAGTGCGTACTTCTCATTGGCGTCGTTGACGGTCTTTGCCTGAATCCTCTTTTGGGTGACTGCCATCCGGTTCATAGCGGAACAAAGTTCTGTGTAGGCACTGACCTTCTCCTGCGTCAGCGGACCGGCAAAGGTCAGGCTGATTTTTTCTGCCGTGATAGAGATTCCAGTCATGCCGGTGTTTCCGGCACCCAGTCGGTACTCTTCCAACTCATCCAGCATCTCATCCACCGTGCGGGTGGTTGCCTGTTCCAGTGCGTCCAAAAGTCCCTGCGACACCGTGAAGTTCGTGCTCATCGCTTTGTTCAGCAGAGGGCCGCGGCTGTACATCAGGTTCAGGAAGTTGCGGATGCTCTGGGCGGTGTGTCCCGCCATCGGCAGGCTGATGGTCAGTTCGTCCACATCCTGCAAGGTTGGCTGTTCGGTCGGAACAGGTGCCTCATCCGCATTGGTGTCGTTCACGGTGTCCATCGGCTCATCCTCGACCACCGGTTCCTGAACTTCCGGAGATTCCTCGGCAGTTGACTCCGGCTCCTCATCGGGCTGGTCTTCCACTTCGGTTTCCTCGGTCAGGACAGTGGTTTCTACATCCTGCTCCGGCTGATCCACATTGGTGACTTCGGTCTGCGGTGCATCCTCATCCCGGATGATGCCCTCGTCCAGCAGAGTCTGGATGATTTCCTGTTCTGCGTTCTCTTCAATCACAAGCGTTCCCTCCTTCTCAACGGTGAACTTGCCGACGATGTAAGCGCACCGCGGCATGAAAGTGTACTGGGAGTGAAGCCCAGTCAGTGCCATCAGGCGGCTTACCAGCACCTTGCGATCTTCGATGTTCAATGCGTACTTTTTCATAGCTTTGTGCTCCTTTGCCTTTGTTTTTTCGGTAGCACATATATCGCTCTAAATCGATAATATAGCAAGGCCATTTAGCGACATTTCTCATATTCGACCCATTACACAAACCGTGCAAAACACGACTGTGCAGGATCGTCCGATATGTACGCCCACGGTATCACGGGGTCATTCTAACCTCGCAATACGGTGGGCTGTTTTATAGGATTCAGCCAGCTCCGCCCTCCAGCGCAGCGATGCGACTCTCAAACTCTGCCGCCTGGTTTTCCAGTGCTTCGAGTCTCTCGGCATCCGTCTTGGGCTTTTCCTCGGTTTCTCCGTCAAGGATCAGGTAGCGTTCCATGACATATCCGGGAATGGTGTCGTAGGTTACAGCACACCAGCCGTCTCCCTGCCCGGTCACATCCAGCCGGGTACCATTGGGAATCCATGCCAGCCGGTCTGCGGTCTTGGACGGAGCTTGACGCAGACTCAATCGCCCGCCCGTGACGGTCGCCTTGTTTCGGGTCTCCTGCATCTTGACTTCGCTCATGTCTGTTTCCTCCTGAGTCGTTCCATAGTCGATGCCCTTCAGCCGGCCGCCATATCTCCACTTGCCGAGTGTTGCATCCCGGTGGATGCTGTTGCCGTTAACTGTAGTAGAGCAATGTGTGATCTCCAGCGGATGCACCTTGGTGACAACGCCCACATGATAGTAGTCCAGCAAATCATCGCCGACCTTGTAACGGTCTGGCAGACTATAGCTGCTGTCTCCCGGCTTTCGGGCTTTATAGATAACTTCGCCAACAAACAAATCTGCGGCTTTGATTTCTCCAAAGTCCGCCATTTGTTTCCGGGCGGCATAGTTGCTGCCGTGGATGCCTGTCCAGCTCCCACCAGCCCTGCGGACCGCACCGATGATAAGACCGATACAGTCACAGGTGCCATCCGTGCCGCTGCCGCCGCTGCGGTATTCTGGCCTCAGCGCACAGATGGCTTCGAGTTGCTCCAAGAAAGCAGCCAGTTTGATGCTCACTCCGATTCACTCCCATTCACAGGCAATCCGGCCGCCCATGCGATACCGGACAGGACAAAATAAACGCAAGGGAGCGCGACGCCATTGCCCCAGATACGATACTCTGCCGAATCCGTGTACGGGTCAGCCAGCCACTTACGAATCTGCTTCTCCGTTTTCGGTTTCTTGGCATGAGTTACGAGTTTGCGATGGGTTTCAAACACATCTCGCCAGAAAGAGATTTCTTCTTCAGTGGGATTTTCCGTGCCAAGGTCACGGCACCACCAGTCCGGGAATCCCTGCAATCTGGCACACTCGGTCGGTGTCAGACGGCGGACGGTGTAGGTCACAGGGGTCGGCTGCGCCTCCGGGTTATCGATGACCAGCCGGTCATTGAAAGCATCCTGCCCATTGAAGCCACTGGGATGCGCCCCGGTCGCCACCGTTCCCGATACGCCATTGTTCAAGTGCGGCACCGGTGCAACGGTGGTTGGGTCTTTGAAATCTCGCGCCATAAGGGTGGGAGATACATTCTCCTCTACCTTCATGAAGGAGCCGGTGGTCATAGCATAGACATCTTCCGGTGCGCAGACTGCGTGACGGTCAGTGGCATCCAGCGTAAAGCAGACATCTTCGTTGATGCCGTCGCCTTGAGGGCCGTTCTCGTCTTTGCGGCCGATCATGTTGCCCTGCAGCACGAAGGTCTGCATCTGGTCGCTTCGGGTCGCCATGAGTGCGCCGGACTTCCCATGCAGGTCGATCAACTCATTGCGCTGGTTCACATGGAAAGCAGTCACATCTTCCGGCTGCGCTACAAAAGTCTGCTGCTTCATTCCCGGCTGTGCAGACAGGGAACCTGCCGTTTCACCCAGATCCCGGACTTCATCCCGCTGGTTCTGGGTAAAGGCTACTGCCGGAGCCCCGCCATGGGTGCAAGCCAGAGGTGGAGCTACCTGTTCGTCTACCGTGCAGTTCGACTTGCCGCCGCCCTGATCCACGCAGACAACAGGTTCACAGATACACAGCCCACCCTGATTACAGGTCGGGTCACCGCCGCTGCGATCCAGCGTCCGGGAGGTTTCGGCTTCATAGAAACCACTGTGGGGATTGTCGGACATCATGGAGTGGCTGGCTTTCGAGCAGACACCGTAGCACTTCGGGACGAATACAGTTTGGTCATTGTTGCAGCCGAGGGTGGCGGACTTATCCTCCTGCCAGATGGCGCCCTTGCCGCCTCCTTCACACCCAGAGCGAATCTTCAGCGTGACGGCCGGCAAGTTTTCCACCCCTTCCCCACTGTTTTCCATGCCGTCCAGAACCAGCGGAACATTGCCGCCGCCCGTACCGCACCGACTGGTCAGCGTCTGTACCTTGCCGTCCTTGGAAATCTTCACCCGGCTGTCGGTCGGATGATTTTCCAGAGCGATGGCAGCTGGCACGACACCAGCACGGAGGGTGGGAGAACGTTCTTCCTCATATCCGATGCTCCTCGCATTGGCGGAGTGTTCGGTGCAAAAACCTGCTGATTCCAAAACGCAAGGCGGGTGATGTGCCTCTGCCCGGAGAGTGGAGGTCACCTCCTCGGTCACATCCATCCTCTCCCCTCCCTGGTCGTTCAGGCAGATTCTTCCGCGGCAGCCTGCCGTTCCAGTGCCGCCTTCAGCACCGGAGGCAGCTCTTTGCCACGTACGGAAGCCCTCCGCAGAATACCCAGACACGCCTTCGGACTCAAATAGTATTTTGGGGGCACCGTGGTCTGCAAAATCTGCGACAAGGTAGATGCGTTTTCTCCTTTGGGGTACGCCCCACCACTGCGCGTCAAAAACTCGATACGCGACGCTCCATCCGTCTCCCAGATAGTAATCTGCATCGGGCCAGCCTTTTTTGTCAGGCGCAGGCACCTCGGCGGACGGTTCCTTAACACCGATGACGGCTTCGAGGACGGCTTTGAAGTCCTGTCCTTTGTTTGAGGAGAAGGCCCCCGGCACGTTCTCCCACACGATAAATCTCGGTTTCGCTCCATTGGTCTTACACCTCATTTCCTTCACAATTCGGATTGCTTCATAGAATAGGCTGGACCGTGAACCCTCCAGACCGTCTCGCTTCCCGGCGATGGACATATCCTGGCAAGGACTGCCAAATGTGATGATATCCACCGGCGGCAAGTCTGCGCCGTTGATGGCGGACACATCCCCGTAGTGTTTTACCTCCGGCAAGCGCTTGGTCGTAACCCGGATGGCGAAGGGCTCCACTTCGCTGCTCCACAGCGGAGTGATCTGCCCGGTCAGTAAGCCGCCCAAAGGGAAACCCCCGGAGCCATCGAAAAGGCTGCCGAGGGTTAAATGGATATTCGATTCTGTACTCATACAGCCTCCTCTCCGAGCATCTGCTCTTTGGCTTTCAGGTAGAAGTCCCTGGACACTTCAAATCCGTAGCTGTCACGTCCCAGTTCTCTAGCCGCCCGGAGCGTTGCACCACTGCCGGCGCAAGGGTCGATGACCACATCTCCGGGGTCGGTAAAGATCTCGATCAGGCGTTTCAGCACGGACACCGGTTTCTGGGACGGATGGATCTTCGGATAGTCCTTACCATCCCGTTTCCAGTCAAACCAGTTGAAGATCATGTGGTACTTACCATCCTCACCGACGTTGTTGAACTTCGGGAGCTTACCCCGGTACAGCACCAGCGCATACTCCGTTGCACCCACGATCTTCATGTTGGCTTTCAAGACCTGCGGGCTGTAGTTCTTACAGAAGGTCAGCGGGATATAGTTTTTGAACCCGTACTTCTCAGCTTCCGTAATGACCTGCGGGATCTGCTGGAACGCACAGAACACGATCATGCACGGTGCGCCCTTTTCCCCTTTCATGGGTTCTTTCTTCAGCAGCCGGTTACAGAAATGGAAGTATTCTGCGATATTGAAAGTGAAGTCGGTGTTGAATGCCGCTTTCCGAGCCTTATCGCTCTCTCCGTTCCGGTTATCTCCGTCCACATACCAATCCGGTCGGCTGGCGTAGAAGTCCGACCCGATGTTATACGGGATGTCGGCAATCACCAGCTGTGCCTTGGGGATGTTGTAGGACTTGAAGTTCTGGAAGTTGTCATGGAACAGGACACATCTGGGTTCAGTCATCTGCGCCCTCCTGTTCCGGCTGGAAGGATGCCACCTCATCGAACTTCAGCTTTTGACCGTTACGGAGGACATACACATCCTCGTAGCGGCCTTCGCTGTGCTCGATATAGCGCTTGACGATAACATCCACGAATTTGGGGTCAAGCTCAATGCCCCGGCACACCCGGTCAGTCTCCTCACAGGCGATCAGGGTCGAGCCGCTGCCGAGGAAGGGGTCAAGGACGATGCCGTTGGTCATGGTGGAGTTGCGGATGGGATAGCTCATCAGGCCGATGGGCTTCATGGTCGGGTGGTCTTTGTTTGCTTTGGGACGGTCGTACTCCCAGATGGTGGTCTGCTTACGGTCGGAGTACCACTGATGCTTACCCTTCAGCTTCCATCCATAGAGGCAGGGTTCATGCTGCCACTGATAGGGACTGCGGCCCAGCACCAGAGCATTCTTTTTCCAGATACAGCACCCGGACAGATAGAATCCCGCATCCTTGAACGCCTTTCGGAAATTCAGTCCTTCCGTGTCTGCGTGGAAGATGTAGATGGAACCATCATCCACCAGATGACCGTGCATCTGCTTAAACGCTGCCAGCAGGAACTCGTAGAATTCTGAGTCGCCCATGTTGTCGTTCATGATCTTACCGGCCGTTTCTTCCACGTCTACATTGTACGGGGGATCGGAAAGCACAAGGTTGGCCTTCACGCCATCCATCAGGGTATCGTAGCACTCAGCCTTCGTAGAATCACCGCACAGAACACGGTGCCGGCCCAGCATCCAAAGGTCACCTGCCTGCGAGAAGGTCGGCTGCTTCAGCTCAGATTCCACATCGAAGTCATCTTCCTTGATGTCCTTGTCGTGGACCTTGTTGAACAGCGTCTCGATTTCCGGGGGTTCAAAGCCCGTCTTGCCCAGGTCGAAGTTGGAATTCTCGATGTCTTTGAGCAGGTCGGCCAGCAGGGAATCATCCCACGCGCCGGTGATCTTGTTGAGCGCGATGTTCAGGGCTTTCTCTCGGGTCTTGTCGATGTCCACGACTGCGCAGGGCACTTCAGTGTAGCCCAGCGCCACTGCAACGGTCAGGCGTTGATGGCCGCCGATGATCGTCATATCGGCATTGACCACCAGCGGATCGGCAAAACCGAACTCCTCAATGGAGTTCTTGATCTTCTCGTACTCCTTATCCCCCGGCTTCAGCTTTTTCCGGGGATTGTATGCCGCCGGCTTGAGTACGGACACCGGCAGCATTTTCAGTTCAGCGGTTGCTTTCATGTAGTTCCTCCAGTTCAGATTTACACACGCATGACCTCAGAGAACGGTACAAAAAAGGAGCCGAACTCAAAGCCCGACTCCATTTCATCGCTGTCCCCGCCCATCTCCGACTGCGGTTTTTCCGTAATCGGATACCATTCTGGGTCTATCCCGTTCATGGAAGCAAGGACTCTGTCCTCTGCATGGTCAATCTCATGTACACAGATGCCTGCGGTGCTGCAGACCGCAAATACGCCGATCACTTTATTCTCCAAGGTTGATTTCTCCTTTCGCCCTGCCCTTATTGGCACAGGCTCGACTGCAATACTTTCTCGGAAGTCCGTACTGGTGGCGGTAGGAGAACTCCCTGCCGCACACCGGGCAGACCTTTGACCGCACGGTCTTCCAGTTCTGCGGTCTTGGGTGTGTGTTGTTCCACTTGGATCGGCATTCCGGAGAGCAGAACTTTCTCGGTCTTCCCCGGTGGTTCGGCACGATGGCGGTACCACACTGCGGACAGAACGCAAACGCCATGTCCTTAAGCATCTCAGCCGTGTAATCCTCCATCTCCCTCACCTCGCCCTCATTTTTCGCCGTTTCTATGGCGATTCCAGTGGAAAATCTCAAAAAGCATACGAAAAGAAGCGAAGCGGCAACCGGTCCTGCCCCGCCGGGTTAGTTTGTTTTTGCGGCGTCCGGCTGCTGCTTGCTTCTCCTTGTCCCGGAACAAGCTAAAACGTGCAAAAAGTCCCATGTTGCAAGGATTTTTACACGCTTTGGTTCGTTTCGGGGAAAACAAAAGGCACCGGAGCGTTCACCCCGATGCCCTCATCTTCACCTTGTTCATTTTGCGCCGTTAATTCCGGGACCCCCGGCCTATGAATTTTGCGTTTTTTCACACGAAAGGCCGCACCGGTCTCCGTGTGACTTCACCACAGAGAAGTGACCCCGGCCCCCGGTGGGGGTCAGTAGTGGTACACCGGGTGGATGTCTTTGGTCAAAGTCTTGCGGTCATGGCATTGCTTACACATCGGCTGCCAGTTGGCTTCGTCCCAGAAAAGTCTGGGATCGCCACGGTGCGGTGTGATATGGTCTACCACGGTGGCTTTCGTGTATCTCCCCTGCCTCATGCACTCGGCGCAGAGCGGATGGGCTTGGAGGTACTTCCTGCTTATTTTTTGCCACTGTCGTGTATAGCCACGCTTACCCGCTGGGCGGGTGACTTCCGGGTGCAGCGGCAGGTGCATTGCACAGTAAAGGCTGCCCGGCTCAACGAGCTCCGGGCAACCGGGGTGTCGGCACGGCACCTTGGGTCTGCGGGGCACGGGTCATTCCTCCCACGGCAGGCCGGGCTTTCCGAAGTGACCGTAGGCACTGACCTTGTTGTAGTCCACGTCCAGCAGACCCAGACGCTGGATGATACCCTGCGGGGTCAGGTCGTAGCTGTCCTTGACGTAAGCCTGGATGAAGTCCAGCGGCTGGTGTTCCGTACCGAAGCACTCCACCGCCACGCCCACCGGCTGTACCACACCGATGGCATACGCCAGCTGGACTTCGCACTTGTCAGCGTAGCCAGCCTGCACGATGTCCTTGGCGATCTTCCGTGCCATATACGCTGCGGACCTGTCCACCTTGGTGGGGTCTTTGCCGCTGAGGGCACCACCGCCCATTCGACCGATGCCGCCGTAAGTATCGCACGCCAGCTTACGGCCGGTCACACCACAGTCGGCGTAGCTGCCGCCCAGCACGAACCGGCCGGTGGGATTCACCAGTTTCTGGAAGTTCCCGTCCAGACCGTATTCACAGGCAGCCAGTACCATCATTGATTCGATGATGTGGCGGAAGTCGCTGACCTCCACATCCGGGCTGTGCTGCACGGAGCAGAGGAACGTGGTGATCCGGCCGGTGTCATAGTCGTAGCTGACCTGCGCCTTGGCATCTGCCCGGAACATCTTGGACGGATGGTTCTTCAGCAGTTGCAGGAACTTGGTGGCGACCATGTAGGGGATCGGCATCTGCTCTGCCGTCTCGTTGGTGGCGTAGCCGTACATGATGCCCTGATCACCGGCACCGCCCTTATCCACACCCAGTGCAATATCCGGCGACTGCTTATCGACCAAGATGCCGATGCGGAGCAGTTCCCGGAAATCAAAGCCCATCTTGTCAGCACCGATGCGGGTGATGACAAGATGGACAAGCTGTTGGTAGTTGGGCTGGTAGTCGGTGGTGACCTCGCCAGCGATAAAGAGCTGACTGCGTTTCAGCAGACACTCGATCGCTACACGAGCGTTCTTGTCATGCTGGAGAATGTCGGTCACAATGGCATCTGCGATCTGGTCACAGATCTTGTCCGGGTGACCGTTGCTGACCTGCTCACAGGTGATAATCTTACTCATGGTCTTTGTCCTCCTCGTATTCCAGCTCAGGCCAGCCGGGTTCACTGTGTCCACAGTCACAGGCATAGCTCACATTGTCGATGTCGCTGGGTAGAACCGGATGCATCCGCTTACCGCACTTCGGGCAGTTTCGCACCGGCACCACATTGGCGCGGACATCGATGCCGCCGCTTGTGGACAGGTCGTAAGGGTAGATGAACTGATTGCCCTGACCATCATCCACCAGTACCAGACAGTAAGCTCTGCTGGTTTTGGATGCTTCTCGCATCACGATGTTGTCATCGTCATCCACATCCAGAGCCATGACGGTCATGTTCTCCGGCAGAGGCATCATCTGTTTGATTTGCAGATTATCATAATCCACAGAGTCAGAGCCAAAAAGGTCTCGATTTCCGTTTTCCATTTTGTTTTTCCTCTCTCTTTCATGTATCACAAAGCAGGCCGCCTTTGCCGTTGCCCACAAATCAAGGCTCCCACAAAAGCTGCCTGCCATGTTTCAAGTATTGAATGTTCTTTGCCCACAAAAATGCACTTACGTTTCCTGTCAAAGTCTTTTTCTTTTGTGGCAAGTGGCAAGTTGTAGCAAGTATTTCATATAGAGAACTATAAAAGAAAGCAATAATAAAAAGGGATATGAAAATGATGCCACAGGTTGCCACTTGCCCCAAAAGACAGTTTTGATGACGAAAATCAGCTTAGATGATGGAATCCTTCGGCTTATATGCCTCTTGGACGGTTTCATCTTCGGCGCCTTCTTCAACTTCCCGGAATTTGCACCCCACAATGACTGTTGTCTTGCTTCCTCCATCTTTAGGCCGCTTGCGCATAATGGTATAGTGCAACCCGATAGCATTTTTGAAGTTCTTCTGGTTCTCGGAAGAATAGCCGTTTTCCTCGCACCATTTGGCATAAAGCTGGTATGCTGCCGATGTGCGCAACTCTGAATCCTTGTCTTCCATAATCCATGCATCAATGAACTGACCGATTCTGTCAGAGTCATCTTTGTAGTCCTCTGTGGCTCTCTTGACGGCATCCGGAACTTCAAGCCCCTGCTTGCAGTATTTTTTGTAGCCTTCCAGACACCAGTTGAAGATGCCAGACAGATTCTCCGACTGTGCAAATTGTGCCTTCAATCCCTGATCCTGCTCTCCTTCCTCAAAGTGACGATTGAACGGAATAATCTTCAATCGTCCAGACTGGAACAGAGTCATGTCATTGACGTTTGGCAGATAGTTCGTATTGATGAAAATCTTGAACACAGGAACAAAGTCAAAGCTGTTCTCGTTCAGAAAACGGGCATTGATGGTATCGTTGCCGGTCATTCTCTTCACCAGAGCCGCATTGAATGTGATCTTTTTTTCTGGTTCGGAAATGTTCACGAAACGAGCACCGACCAAACGAGCCACTTCTTCCGAAGGTCCTCCCGTGTTTCCGCCACGGAACTTTGCTGCCAACATATCCGGGTTTGAGGTTTTTCCATAGTCCCCCATTATTTTGAGGAACGTCTCCATTGCAGTACCCTTGCCATTTCGAGAAGTAGCACCGTAAAGGATAAACATACACTCCTGCGAGGTATCACCGGTAAGTGCATAGCCAAGAGAACGCTGCAGGAAATCCGCCAGATCTGCATCACCGCACATAACTTCCTTGATAAACGAATGCCAGCGTTGGCAGTCCGCATCTGGGTCATAGGTGATTCCAGATTCCATTGTGAGATAGTCTTCCGGTCGATGCTCCCGGAATTCGAGTGTCCGCATATCCAGCGTTCCGTTCTTGCAGTTGAAGAAATACTTGTTTCGATCAAACGCCTGCATGGAAATCGGGTACACTGACATTGCGTCCTTAAGCATCGTCTCCCGGTTCTTACGAAGTTGGAGTTTCCGCACTCGGTCGATGAAACGCTTTCTGGCGTCCTCCTCGGTAATCGTCAGGGCAAACACATACAGCTTGTCTGCCAGCAATTTGGCCAGTTCGGATACTTTGAGGTTGCCCTTGTCCGGTCTCCAAACAGAGCCGTCATAGACATACCAACCTTTGCGTTCACTGTTGTACCGGGCAATCCGCTTAAAATAGTCCGCAAACATATTGCCCATACCGATTTCATTCCGCCCGTATCGGGCATTTGTATGCGGAGCCATTTCTTCCAGTGTAACCGTGATTTTGGAGAGATCCGGCTGGAACTCGATATAGTCATCCTCGTCCAGTTTCGTGAACTCCTCGTCCACGATGTCCTGTGCGTTGACGGGAACGTACACCGCAGCACAGGTGTTTACGGTATTCCGGATGGAGATTGCACCGTAGGTCGTGCCAGCCTGCTGGCGATCCCACTTGTCACGCATCAGACCAGAGGTGCGGAAGATGCGGTCCATCTGCTCCTCATCGCAGCCACACCAGAACGCAAGGATGGACAGAAGTGCCATGTCTGCATCCGACTGGCTATCATAGAGGTCTTCCCAGTCACCGGCATAGAGTCGTTTAAACTTGTCGCTGTTGCTGGCCTCCTCTGCATGGGCAATGACCGCGTCATCGTCCAGATACGAGTGATGCCGGAGCTGTGTGTTCTGCACCTGCTTATTTCGCTTCATCAGCGAGTCCAGAAGGGTGGTCATAGCCGTCTCATCGTTGGGGATCTCACCTGTGCGGTAAACATCTCCCGTCACGGTGACGAAGCGGTTCGTCGCACCGGGCATGTACACTTCCAGCCCTTTGCTTCGGTTGTTGATGTAATAGACCGTCTTGTCGTAGACAAAATCTTCCGGCACGCAGAAAAAGCCTCGCAGTCCTTTGCCGGACGGAGACTTCTCAACGTATGCTGTGGGGAAAATAGAAAGGACGGTCGCTGCTGTATCATTCAGCGTACCGTCCTCTCGGATGCAGTGGTCGATATCGAATGCGCCGATGCCGTTGCCGACCGCGATGCCGATGCCGTCATAACCGCCCATCGCATAAGACATGAGGGTGGTCTTGAAATCAGCAAAGGTGCGCAGGTCGTTGATTCTGGCACGGTCACCGTTGGCCGGGTTGTACGGCATCTTGGTCTTCTGACCGCTGCGCTTTTCAAATTTCCAGACGCAGAACCGGCAGTCGCTCTTCAATTTTGCCGGGATGTTCTTGATGTCTACCACGTTCTCGCCTCCTTCTTCGTAATGTCAGTATTACTGCCTGTGTCAGTGGTGCCCATGTTGAAGAACACTGCGATTGCCTGCTCCACTTCCCGCTGCTTGGCGGTGGAAGTCAGGCTGCCCAGCTTGTTCAGCAGGGCGTTCTTGCCGATGGTCGTGACCTGCTCTGCCAGCGCGACAGAGTTGCGCAGATATGCGTGGTCGTTGATCATCCGGCAGTCAGCCTCTGCGATCTGAATGTGCGTGGGCAGATTCAGCTTTTTCTGCACTGTGGTCAGTGGAATCACCGTCAGGGTGCTGGAGAAGCGGTTCGCCACATCGTTGCTGATGACCAGCACCGGACGGCTGCCGCTCTGCACGGAACTGCCGAAGTGGTTGCCCAGTTCTGCAAACCAGATTTCGAACCGCTGCACCATCTGCTGCGGTGTCTCTTGCTGCTGGGAAGACTCCTGCTGCGATGCCTCTTGGGGAGCCACCTTGACGGCGGGCCGGGCAATAGACTGCTTACGGAGCAGCCGCCCTTTCTGGTTGATGTATTTATTCACATGAGGTCTGGAACGACCGTTTTTATTCTTGCGACCCAAAATATCTTCACCTCGTTTTCGTGGCCGGTTGGCTGATAGATTGAAAGTTGATGTAAAAGTAAAAGCCGGATAGAGAACTGCGTCAGCGTCAAGGAGAAAAGACGCATGAAAGCAAAGCGTATGATGGCAAAGCAAAATGAGGATTGAAAATGGAAACAAAAAAGCCGAAGCATGGTCACTTCTGACCGCTTCGGCACACTGCTCTCTATCCAGCTTTTCCAGTTTATATTATACCAAATTGCGGACGTACCGTAAAGAAATGATTTTGTCAGAAAACCTTTGAAAATGTCAATAAACCCCAGAAATGTGCGGTCTATTTCAACTTTTTTTCTTCAAGTTTTCGCAGCTCCAAAGCAAGCAACTCCAAGCCCAACTTTTTGAAGTGTCGGGCACGATTTACTCCAAGTACATGGTCCTGCGAATCACAGATTTCTTTGAGGGCTTTGCCTTTCAAATAGAAACCTGCAACAGCCGCCCTTGCATTGGCATGTGGAATTGCCCATATCGCACGGATCAGCTTCTCCAGCGCCTCCCATTTCTGCTGACACTTCTTTTCCTTTTCTTCGAGCATGAATTCATACAGTTCTTGCTCGTTCTGGCTCTCGGCTTTATTCAGACTTTCCTTGATGTCAGACATTTCCTGCTCCATCGCCAGCAGTTCCTCTCGAATGTGGGGAATCGCCTTGCAGCACTCAAGTGCGTGATTCACCTCTGCTTCAGTTGGCGGATGATTTCCCAGAATACTCGGTCTTGCCATTCTGTTCCCCTCCCCTCATGCGGTCTTTGTATTCCAAGACGACCGCAATTTTCTCCAGTGCCCTCTCCCGTTCAGCCTCCACGGTCTTCCGCCCCAGCACCTTGCCAGAACTGTCCTCTACCATTGGGATGGCTTTCCGCTGCACAAAGAGCTGCTGGGCAACGAGCTGTGTCCGCCCTCGCAGACTGCGCAGCCCGATCTCGAACAGCTCAATTTCCTCGCAGACACGACGGTACGGCTCGATCAGCTCCTCATCCCGGCGTTCCTGAATCTCCCGGTTCATAGATGCCAGCACCTTGTCGCAATTGAGGACGGTGCGCTCCACCGGGTTGGACGTGCCACTGGTACGGAAACGCTCGCCCTGCTCGTGTGCGCCCTGCGACAGCTTATAGATGACCTCCTCCCGCGTGTAGAACCATGCAGAGGACTCATCGATCTGCTGCTTCAGCTCCTGCCGCTTTGCCAGTAGTTGCGGATAGGAATCGGCCAATTCTCTGGCTTTTTCCATATAGTCTACCTTCTCAGTTTCTTCGCTCATGGTCAAGCCCTCCTTCCTGACCGATGTTGTGTATCACATAGCTGCGGCAACAGAAAAATTCTGTTCAGTTTTTTTCGCGGCGCGCTCCTGCGCCTTTGCCCTGCCTCGCTCCCAGCGTTCAACATTGATATCTGCCTGCCGCTTTGCCTCCTGCATCAGGATTGCAGGGTCTAGATCGGTCAGGGTGCGATACCATTTCGAGTGGAAGAATCGCTCCAATTTCTTTTTGCTAGACCGGTGATTCCATTCTTCCGGCTCCTGCACCAGCTTGAACAGCGCCTTCCGATAATCCTTGAATGCCTGCAAAACGATGGCATTTGCCAGTTCTTCATAGCACTCGGCGTAGTCAACATTCTCCATTGTCGGTCTCCTTTTTGTCATACCACGGCTTCATGAACGGCTTGTCCTCAAGACTGCAATGATAGAGCTGGATGTCGTGCCACGCCAGCTCATACATCTCATCCAGTAGACGGCGGTTGGGTTCCGGCAGGGTTGCGGCATACCGGATGAACGCCTTGATAAACCGGGACTGGCTCGTTTCATCTTTCATCTGCCGTGCATAGACCGCCTCAGCAAACCGAAAGCACTGTTTCTTGTGCTGCTGAATCCAGTCGTACTTCCAAGTGATGGCTTTGAGGAGCGTTTTGCGGCTCTCATCCGGCGTGACCTTGGGCATGGTCGCCTGCTGGCCCTTTTCTCTCAGGCGGTTGTAGCGTTCCCATGCCCGATCCTCGCTGCTGAAAATCAACCGGCAGCGCAGCTCCTCCAAACGGACAACATACATGAGTCGGCTGACCTCATTCTCGTAGAGGTCTTTGATCAGAAAGTCAAAGTTCATCTTGAGGTCGGCAGTCCGTCGCACCGGGTTGTCCCCCAGCAGCTCGCAGAGCAATCCGGGTTCCCGGATGGGGCGGAACATTGCATAAGGGATCGTGAAACCGGCCTCATCGCGTTTGGGTTTCGCTACCGTTACCGGCTTGGCGGTTTCATAGCGGTAGCCGCTGTGTTTGAGATTCAGACCGACATTGCGGAGTTTCCCATAGTTAAAGATACCACACCCAATATCACAAACTCACGCTTAAAC